TTATATACTTGCCAAAAATCCATCAGCAAAACCAATTAAAAAATGAATGCCAACTCCTATGAAAGCTAATGTAATCCCTATTTTTTTAATTGATTTTAAATGAATAAAGTCCTTTTTAAAACCAATTAATAGAAAAATAACACCTACAAAACTTATAAAACTTCCTATATTGTATAAAATATCCATAGATTCACTCCTTATATTTTTAATGAACTCAAAGTTATTTTAACATATGAAATTAAAATAACTTTAAAATTGAACTAAAATGCTTTTATTTTGGAGTGAAATCGGAAATTTTGAATTATAGTCTAACTAGTTCATAAAGTTAAATTGCAAGACTTATTAATCTTAAATTAAATTTAATTGATCTATTACAATTTTATTTTATAATTACCTAATATTACATTTTTAGTATATTACTCCGTAACTTTATTGAAATAACAATCATTCATTTCTAAAATTATTCTCTCAAAAATACATTAAAAATAATTAGGTTAGCAAGTTTTTAAATACTAAAAAGACTAACTGAACTACTAGTTAATAGATTACAGTTAGCCTTTTTTAGTACTTTTGGTATACAAAAATTTCAAAAACATTTAATAATAGTAGGATTAATATAATTATACCAAAAACTAAATAAATTAATTATTTTACTTTTAGATAGTTATTATTAATTATTTCTATGGAAAAGTAAAATTCATAAAAAATAAAAAGAGCACCTCTACTTATGAGATACTCTTTTTATTTTTGACGTTGTAGAAGTAATATTTAACTCTAAAGTTCCAACCTCATACCAATTCTTTTTGATATGCTATTTATAGTTATGGCTTACAACTATATGTAATATATATGAAACTTGTTAAATGGGTTAATGGTTAAATAAATAAAACTAAATATGTTAAAACCAAAAACCTTATCTTTATTATACTACTTTTAGTAATCTTTTCCATAGTTATATCGATTTTTTTGATGTATAGGATTTTTTTATAGTTTATCCATTATCTATAGATTTAATTTATGATTAAATTTACATTCTATTTTTTATTTAAAAGAAAAAGTACCTCTATTGAGAGGTACTTTTGCAAAAAAATAATGTTAGGTTTATCTTAATATTAGTTACAATTGTAACTAATTCGAGTTTAGCTATGTAATTTGAGGTTTAAAGAGCACTAAATACTAGTACTCTTTAAAATTGATACTTAATACATTAATCATTTGAATCATGAACGAGTATAACGATATAATTTATTATATCTATATATATAATATAATTTTAAACTTCTTAATACAAGCCTTATATATCAATTTTATTTGATATATAATATAAAGTTTACGGAAAAATAAAAAGCACTCATCTATTTGAATGCTTTATCTATATAAAATTAATTACTGTTCATTTGCTTCCTTTAGTTCTTCATTTAATACCCCCGCACAAGTAGCTAATACAAAAGGTACTATCAATAATATTCCTAATACGATTGTCATATATAACCCTCCCCTAGATTTATTTTACTTGATGAGTTTATTATACATGCTCAATCTTAAAAAAGCCTTGCACCAACCTTAAACATTCCTTACATTTTTGATAGATATATAGAATAGTTTATATATTATCTATACTAAAATTTAACTATAATAAGTATAGACATAATACATAAACTAAAAGATATTTAAGTATAAAAAAAGAAAACTAAATAAATCAAATCTAGATTTTGAAATGGCAATAGTTAATTAAGTGAGAGTGTTGATGCAGATGACGCTCAAACTTTTAATAGAGTATTTTTATCTCCTTATGGAGTTATGTTTTAATCTTAGAGTTGATTTGTTTAGTTTTCTATAATATATTTATACCTTATTTTTCATCTTGTAAACATTTTCTTGAAAATTTCAAGATAAAAAGAGTATCATTAAACTATATACTCTTTTTATCTTAAAATTAAACTGTATTTATTCTAAAGTATTACATGCAACAATGGTACCTATATCAACATATTAAATTAATTTTAAATATTTAGAATTTACATATCCAAGACCTTTATTACCTTTAAATCCTTCTATACTTACCCATCTATTTAGACAATATTGTAAATTCACTATATCTCCATATTTAACTTGTCCTATAATCTCATATTCTGTCCCTCTATCCCATCTAACATTTAATACATCTGCAATTACTTTAGCTTTTCTTCCAGAATAATCACCATTTGTAAATCCTTCAGTATTAGTTTCAGTGTCAGTGTCCTTCCATTCAACTGAATTAAATTTACATATTCCTTTTGCTATAGCTTTAGCAAACTTATCTTTATTGTTCATTATTAAATTATAGTCTTCCTCATTAGTTATAAAGCCTAACTCAACTAAACATGCATCCATATTAGTTTCTCTTATAACATGTAAGTTCCCTTCTTTGACACCTCTATTTTTAGTGTATAGTCCTTCTTTAATAATTTCAGAATGTATAGCATCAGCCAAAGCTCTATATTTGAATTTATAACAATAAGTTTCTAAACCTTGAGCATTAGGATTGTCTACACTATTACAATGTATAGATACAAATGAATTTACACCTAGGCTATTAGCTTTACTACTTCTTTCGCTTAGAGTTAAAAATATATCAGTATTTCTAGTATTTATATTTTTTATATCTTGTGTTTTTAAATAATCGCTTACTTTATTTGCAACTTCTAAAACTATATCTTTCTCTAAGCATCCAGCTACTCCTATAGCTCCTGAATCATGTCCTCCATGTCCTGCATCTGTCATATTTGTTCTCATAATAAAATCCTCCTAAAATTTATTTTCTTAATATAAAAGTAAAGAAAAAAATAAATTGTTACTAATTTTTTTACTTTTTTATTAATTATTTATTTATAGTTTGTTTCACAAATTGATTTGTTGCTATTGCACCAAAGCTACATATTATACCTTGTAAAATACTTGTAGCATTAAATCCCATTATAGGTATGCTAAACCCAATAGCTAAAACTAGTAAAATTCACGGTATACTCCAATCTTTTACTTTTGGAGTTTTCTTCAAAAACATCCCTATAACATAAAGAGGCATTACTAATATTAGTAGTTGCTCAGGTACAAATTTAATTATTTCTTCTAAATATACATCTCATTTTATTTAAATAAATGATTTTATATAGCATAAAAAAAGAACCCTATTTCTAGAGCTCCTCTAAACACTTTATTTTTAGTTTCTTTTTTACATCTTTTATTTACATATCTTTATATAGATGTTGATTATATTGAATAGGTCCTTTTATATGCTTATTTTGCTTACTATCATATGGATAGAATACTACAACTGTATTATCATTTACACCAGGCTTATCAACTGCATGTAATAAAAATGTTATTCCGTTATTTTCGAAAACAACCATTACAGATTTTTCTGGTCCTAAATAGTCATTTTTACCTAAAGTATCAATACTTTCTAAGGCTGCCTCTTTTGATCTATGGTAGAATTTTTCAAAATCTTTATCTGTAATTGAAATAGATCCCATGTTATCTATTTCATATTTACTTTTTTCTGGGTTTTTATTATCGTTTTTGGCTTCGTGTTTATCTCCACAACCAACTAGTAAAACAATCATAACAACAATCAAAAGTAAGCCTGATATTTTCTTCATTTTATCTCACCTCCAAAGTATATAATACGGTTACTTTAAGTTTTAATCTACCTATTTTTACCAATTTACAATATTTAGTAAATTAAATAAGTATTATAAATATTTAGCTAAATAAAAAAGAACCCTTTTAAAGAATTCTTTTTTGTATACTATTTTTTTATTGGTTCATTGAAAGAAGGTGGATTAATATCTATCTTTGTATTATGATTGTTAGGTCCCGGACTAGATAAGTCAAAGTATAGTTTAGAGTCTTCAGTAACTCCAAAGTCTCTATTTGATCCTGTATCTTTAATCTTATTTAATGCATCTCTAAATAAAGCATTATGAGCTTCTTCTCTGTTAAGTAAGAAGTCTATTGTTTCTCTTACATATTTATCTTCAATTTGTCTATATAAGTATTCATATACAACTTTTGCTCTTTGTTCTGATGCTATGTTTGATAATAAATCTGCAACTAAGTCTCCTGTTACAGTAACATAATCAGCAGTCCAAGGTGCTCCTGATGAATTTATTAAAACTGGTGATAATCCAGCTAATACATGTGTTTCTATTTCTCCAGAGTCAACTGCATTATAGTCAACATCATGTCCATTTAATAAATTTATTGTTTGAGCAACCATTTCCATATGGCTAAGTTCTTCAGCTGCTATATCTAGAAATAAATCTTTTATCTCTTTATCTTTTATTCTAAAGCTTTGAGATAAATATTGCATTGCTGCTTTTAACTCTCCATTTCCTCCTCCTAATTGCTCTTGCATTAAAACTGCATATTGAGGATTTGGTCTTTCTACTTTTACTTCTCTTAACAATTTTTTATCATGTTTAAACATCAGCTATACCTCCAAAATCATAATTAGTAATTATAATTTCCCTTAAGCTTTAGTAATATACAAATTTTTCTATAATTTATTAGATGTTTAAATTGATTATAAATGCCTTATGAACGTAACATATCTAATAGTGTGTTATATACATTTTATCAACTTATATACCCACTGTAGACTTAGTATTTCCAATGATTTCAATCGTTATTTTTTCTAAATAAAATAAACCAATATAACATTCTCTTTTTATGTTATATTCTAGATAAAATTAAATTAAAAATATCTAAAGCTCGTATAAGCTTTATTCATTCTGTCTTGGTCTATACCTATATAATGTAAGGTTACAGCTGGAGATGAATGATTAAATATCTTCTGAAGTAATGCTATATCTTTGGTTTGCTTATAGTAATGATATCCCCATGTTTTTCTCATACTATGAGTTCCTAAACAAGGAACATCAAATAATTCTCCCAACTCTTTTAAAATTACATATGCCCTTTCTCTAGAGATAGGTCTATTATAGTTTTTACGTGATTTAATTAAAAAATCATCGGGATCCTTGTCCTCTACATAATCTTTAATTGCTCTTTTCAGTATTGGGTTTATCTCTATGAATTTTTGTTTCCCTGTTTTCTTTTCTCTTAAGACTATTTGCCTTTTATCTTTTACATCATATATTCTAAACTTTAATATATCTGATACTCTAAGACCTGTATATATACCCATCATAAATAGAAGGTAGTCTCTTTCATTTGTCTTTTTTAAATAGGAACACATATTTTCTAATGTATCTAAATTTCTAATAGGTTCTACATAGTTCATATCTCACCACCTCAAATCTCATTTGAATACAAACCTATAAAAAAATGGACCCTAATTGTCCACTTTAAATTCATATACTTTTTATATGAATACACTATTTAATTTTATCTAGCTTATCAAAAAATATTGAAATTTCTCCACAATTTGGGCATACTGCAGCCTTTATCTTTCCTTTATTTGATGAAAAAACCCCACTTCCTTTTCCTAATACTACTGATGCTTGAGCTGTAAAATTTTCAGTTTTCAACATGTAGTCTTCAATCATAATTTCATTGCATCTTAAACACTTCCTCATAATATCTACCCCACTTAAATATTAATAATATATTACTATTGTTCAATAGTTTATATTTAAATTATACATAATTTATAGTATATCCACACTCATTTAAATAAAGTAAATATAAAATAAAAAAGCCAGGTGAGAAAGTCCTGACTTTTTTGAACGTAATAAGTTGTTGTTAATAAATCTAATAAATGTAACTAGTTTATACTCCATACCTCTACAGAGTGCTCTTAAGAGCCGTAAAGTTATATTGGTGAGGGTTAAGAGGAATCGAACCTCTTATCTTCTAAATAAATAGCTATTTTACCATTAAACTATATCCTCACGTTGCTAGGGTAAATTTATACCCTAGCCATTATATAAAGAGGGGGTTATTAGGAAATAAGCAATTGAGTTATCTTAAATTTCCTATACTACTATATTACCACCTCTAAATGTATAAAAAATCTTTACTTTGTCTCTAAAATGTAGCCAAAGTGTTGGCTTTGCTATTATTTTCATTAAATAATGGTAGTTCTTCATAGTTTGGATACAACATACCCATAATTTTATAAACTAATCGCTCTCTTACTGTGTAGCAATGACTGCGATCCATGTGTAGCTTAAGGCTTATATATTTCATATTATTTTTATTTTTGCTATTATAAAATAATTCAAAGAAATTAGTTTCATTAACATCTAAGCAACTTAATGAGTTTTCTATTTTCGCTTTCTCTATTTCTTTTTCTAATTTACTTTGCATCAATTTATCTATTTTCTTCTCTTTATCTATAACCTCTTTTTCAACAATTCTAGAAATATTATAAGTTTCACTTGTTCTTTCATCATAATTTATAGCTCCACAACCTCTATATCTCATTTTCTCTTTCTTTATATCTAATTCTATATTGTTTATTTGAGCTTCTAGAAACTTATAATTGTGCAATCTTAATTCTACTTTTTTAAATAATTCTTTTTTCTCCATAGGCAGTCACTTCCCGTTTTTCTTTTAATCAATAATATCTTTCATTTCCTCTAGACATTTTTCACATATAAAAATATTTTTAATGTTTTTTAAATTCTCTTTTGATCCACATAAAATACAAGAATTATTATGTTTTTTAAGCTTAATAGTTCCATTTTCACATAATATTTCAACCGGATCATTTTCATTTATATTTAACATCTTTCTAAATTCCTTTGGTATTACGATTCTTCCTAGTGAATCGATATTTCTTACAATGCCTTTATTATTTTTGCCATTCATACTATCACTCCTAACATATTTCTAACAATTTATATCAATAAAACTACCTATATAAATGTATTTATCATATAAGGTAACCCTTGTATATCTATATGATTAATTATTATATACCCTTATTCTTAATTTTTACTTAATTAAAATAAATTTTATATAAACTTTCATCATAAATTTTAATTTTACATTTAAATATACTGAGTTTTTGAATATTTTTTAATAAATCGTCAAATAATACAATTGACATTTGAAGATATCAACAGATTATACCCTTTAATAATTTAAATGCAGTTTTTTATGCTATTTTTAAATTTTAACTCTCAATATCCAATTTTCGAAAGGACTAGTTTAAGCTAGTCCTTTTTAGTTCTAAATAAAGGAGTATTCTTAACTTATACCCATACTTGCAAATAGTTTAAAACTAATTAAGATTATAATAGCTATAAATACAGCAATTAATATGAATAGTTTATCTCTATTGTTCATATTTCCACCACCTATATAACTATCTTTCTTTTAATACATAAATCTATTCCTCCTTATTTCCACCTTTAATTCCCCAAGCACTCATTATTTTGTCTGCACTTTCTGGAAACTTTAATTTCCCATTGATCTCTTTCCCACATATACATTGTGCTAGTGCCATATAGTTTGGATATGTTTTATAGTCACTCGGTTTAAAGAATGTTTCTTTCACACTGGGTATGCTAAGTTCTTTTTGAACACAATCTAAATCTGTTGATTTACTCATTCTTCTCACCCCTTATTTTATACTCAAGTTTATATCTCTTTCTAAAAAGTCTTTTAGCTTCTATGGCTTGATTTAGGTTACCTCTGCTAGCATTTAAATAGTCACATGCTTTATTAACTCTCTCAAACTCTATAGTCTCATTTTTCAATTTATCTATAACTGTCAACGGCTTTCTTTCAACTTCTCTTATAGTTTCTAAAGCTTGTATCCTATATCTCTTTCTAAATAATCTATTATGCTTTATATAAGTTGTTATATCTGCTCTTCTCATATCTAGAAATTTACAACAATCATCTAGTTCATCAAATTCTATTTCTTTCTTTTCAACTTCATCTAAAACCTTAACTTTATAATTATGATTCTGTTTAGGTTTAACCTTTCTATAATATCCTCCTTTATCATCCTTAGGATCATAAAGAGTTATCTGTTTAATAGCTTTTCCTATAGTTAAACTTGGATTTAATATGCAAGCTAATAAAGCCATATAGTTATCTGTAAAATCAAAATCATAAGAATTAGAATATTTCACTCTTATCACCCCTATTTAACTTTTCTTTTTTATATAAATTTTTATTATATATTCTGAATTTATAGTTTTTCCTCTACACATAATAGTTGTATAAAGGAGGTGAATATATGTTTATAAAGAAATTAAGTATTGTATTTTCAATTGTATTAATTATATTTGCAATAAATATAAATACAAACTATGCATTTAATTCTCTAGCTCCGAATCCAATTCAAAACGAATATATTAAAGAATTAGAAATAATAGATAATTATATGTATTTATTGGTACAATCTGTTGCTACAAAAAACATTGATCCTGCTAAAGCCAATAAAGATATTAAATTTATAGAAACATTAATCGATAGTCTAACTAATAAAACTTCAAAGCTTTCTAAAGAAGATAATGATGTTATCCTATCCATGCAGGTCATATTAAACTATTACAAAATTTCTATAATAAATATAAAGGTTTATATAGATAAGAATGATGCTGATAGATTAATAGATTCAATAACTTCTTTTTCTTTAGGTTACAACTCTTCATCAACCTTAAGAAGCACTATAGGAAAAGCGGAACAATAGGTTCTCGCTTTTCTTATATCAATTGCAATGCTATCTCTACTAGGTATTTTTTATCCTAACCTTAAAAATAAACTTACCAAACTCTATATTCTCTTTTGAATACCTCTAAAGCTTCTAACCATGCTTCTTGCTCTGTTATACCTCTATCTTTTGCAATCTGCTTTGCTATGTCTCTAAGAATCTTAGCTGCTTCTATTATTCCCATAGTTTCTATCACTCCTAATTTCCTTTTTTTGAACTTAACTTGTCTTTGCATATTTTATGTATATACTTCCAATATCCCTCGCTGCCTTTTGGTGATTTAATTGTTCCATCTTCAACAGATATATCTACTGCTAAAACTATACTTTTTAGTTCACTATCAGATAATTTATACATACCTTTTATACTATTCAAATCTGTGGATAAATTTACACTAGTTACTCTATCAATAGATATAGTATTAGGATATGGTAATAGGGTCTTTTGTTCGGGATTTAAATCCGTACCGTAAGGATTTATATCCGTACCCTCGGGATTCATTTCCGATAGCTTCGGATTTAAATCCGATGTCCTATAGTTAGTATCTATTAATAATTTATAGTTTCTACCTAGAGCATAATAAGAATATGTCCCTCCTATTTTTACTGTTTTATGTTTTAATATTCCTATCTTGCACATCTTCTTTAGTCTTCTATAGACTGTATCTTTTTTCATCTTTGTAATAGGTATATCCTCTGTTACACCATCATACTTAATCCAATAATACTTATCATCTGAAATGATCTTTGATATCATTCTTTCACTATCTTTAAATTTTACAAACCATTTTAATATCAATAGATCTCTATCATCTAATTCAAGTTCTATTGCTTTTTCTTGCCTAAATCCATGTATGCTATACTCCAAGAAACTCACCCCCACTTTATTTAAATCTATTAATTTATAAGTTTTACTTGTAGTTATCTTTATCTACGTATATAATTAAATTGGAATTTTTTATTGGGTCCTTCTGGACTCTTTTTTTTATTTTCATTAAATTAATGTTTTGAAATACTGTGTTTAACAATGTTGCTTGTCCTCTTTTTGCTTATTATAAGCTTTTAATTCATCAAATTTATTATCTAGTTCTTGTCCTAAATAGCTATATTTTTTCATAAAACTTTGAAGTATTTTTATACTCATTTAACTCACTCCTTGTACAAATTTTCATTGCCAAAGAGCCTAAGCTCCTTGTTTATCGTTATATTCTTTAATCGCTATTTCTTTAGCTTCTTCATAACTCAAACCAGTTTCTTCTAACTCCTTTGTTCTTATCCATATTGGGTAAGCTATACTCAATGCTTCATCCCCATATTTTTCTCTTTGTCTATCAAGTATCCATTTAGCTTTTCTTCTTTCTATTTCCTCAACCCAATATGGATCTTCTGGGTAAACTACCTCAACTTTTATTTCTCTGCTTTTTCTTGGTGCCATTGCAACCACCCCCACTAAATTTTATGTTTATTAAAAATTGTCCTATGCAATTTATCTTGATTTACTAACTTACAGATCTACTTTTAAAGTAACTCTTAATTTTTAAAATCCTGTTCTTCACTTTCTAGTTTTTTATTTAATATGTTTATAGATTTTTCTAAGATTACTTTTTAATAATCTTCAATGTATATTGAAATGTCCTTACCAATAAATCGTATGTGTTTTTATTTTCATTTTTAGTTTACCAGCCATAATATACTACAAGTGTATAAGGATTATATGCCTAATATAAATTAACATTTACTTTAGAAATTACATTTAACGTTGTATAATAGTTTGGTTGAAGATGTAATTGAATTAACGGGAACTACTTAAAATCTTAAGTAATAAGAGATATTAAATTTGAATAGTATTAAAAATACAAATAATTTAGTAACTGAGTTTAAAACCACAAACTAACTTTAATTGTCATACTTCATGATTCTTTATACACTATTAAAGATTTATTCCAAGATACAATTGATACTCCTATAGTTATAATTTATGGATAGATTAAATGATTCTTTCGTACTTATGAATTTATATACTTAGAGAAGGGTGGAGTCTTATGATCTCAGCAATATATTCAAGGAAATCAAAATTTACTGGAAAAGGTGAATCTATAGAAAATCAAATACAACTTTGTATGGACTATGCCAAAAACCTAGGAATAAATGAATTTTTAGTATACGAAGATGAAGGTTTTTCTGGTAAATCTATGGATAGACCAAAGTTTAAAGAAATGCTTAAAGATGCTAAAGATAAAAAGTTTGATTATTTAATATGTTATAGATTAGATAGAATATCCCGTAATGTTTCTGACTTCTCTACTCTTATAGAAGATTTAAATAAGCTTAATATATCTTTCGTATCAATTAAAGAACAATTTGATACTAGTACTCCTATGGGACGTGCTATGATGTATATATCATCTGTATTTGCTCAGTTAGAGCGAGAAACTATAGCTGAACGTGTTAGAGATAACATGTATGAGTTAGCTAGAACTGGAAGATGGCTAGGAGGTATGCCTCCATATGGTTTTATTAGTACTCAAATTAACTACTATGATGAAAATATGAACCAAAGAAAAATGTATAAACTTAAAGTTGATGAGGATACAATAGAAATTGTTAAATTGATATTTGATAAATATTTAGAGCTTAGATCACTTTCAAAGCTTTATAAATATATGTATGAAAATGGAATTAAAGGAACTCGTGGAGGTAACCTTGATCCTAGTGCCTTATCTTTAATCCTAAAAAATCCAGCATATGTTAAAGCTGATAAAAGTGTAGTTGATTATCTAAGAAAGTCTAATATAGATGTTATGGGAGATATAGACAATATACATGGTATCCTAACTTATGCTAAAAATACAGATAGTCCTATAGCTGCTGTTGCTAAACATAAAGGTGTTATAGATTCTGATAAATGGATTGAAGCACAAAGGCTACTTAATGCAAATAAGGTTAAAGCTCCTAGAGCTGGAACTGGGGCTAAGGCATTATTATCAGGTCTTTTAAAATGTTCTAAGTGTGGCTCTAATATGAGAATTACTTATAAAAACTCTAAAAGCGGCACTATCTATTATTACATATGTGGAACAAAGAAATCTTTAGGAGTATCAGCTTGTGATTGTAGAAATATCAGATCTGATAAGGCTGAATCTAAAGTTATAGATGAATTAAAAAATAAAAGTATTAAATCTATAATGTCAAGTTATAAAGATAGCAAGTTAGAAAATTCTAAGAATAGTAAAAATATAAAAACTGAGATAAACTCAATAAATAATCAGATTAAAGAAAAAGAAACATACATTGATAATTTAGTTATGCAATTAGCCAAGGTTACCGAAAGCTCTGCATCTACTTTTATAATCAATAAATTAGAATCTTTAAATAATGACTTATCTAATTTAAAATCACAATTAGAATCTTTAAATACTATGTCTATGGAAAATAAGCAAGTTGATATTAATATAAATATGCTTATAGATAATTTAAATAAATTCAATAAAGAAATTGATACCTCTGATATTAATAAGAAGAGACTATTGCTATCTACAGTAGTGGATTATATGACATGGGACTCTGATACAGACACAATAAAGGTAAACCTAATAGGTATCAATCCAAGCAATACTATAGCTTCAGGTAAATAGGAACTTTAATACATTTATCTGAAGCTATTTCTATGTCAGATAAGGTTGCAGTTTTATCCAAACGTCCTGCATCTATAAAAAGTATCTATAATATAGATTTAAAAATATCAGAAACTAGAACTCCTATAATATCAAGAAGTGCTGAAAATTTTAAAGACTATTTTAATATCTTGTGGAAGGAGATTGATTCTAGTGAAACAAAATAATGTATCACAAGGTCATAAACAATATTTAAAATCGCTAAAAAAAGAAAAGAATCTAATCTTTTTTTATCAAATATTTATATTGGTTGGATTTATAGCTCTTTGGGAATTACTTGCTAGACTTAATATAATAGATGTATTTCTATTTAGCAAACCTAGTGATATTTACAATCTTTTTATAAAATATATTCAAAATGGAGAATTATTTAAGCATATATTAATATCTAGTTATGAGACAATAGTTGGATTAGCAGTTGGTACAATTTTTGGAATATTAGTAGCTATAATGCTTTGGTGGTCAGAAAGATTGTCTAAAATACTTGATCCATTTTTGGTTGTACTAAATGCACTTCCTAAAACAGCATTAGCACCAATTTTAATAGTTTGGGCTGGAGCTGGTGTAAATGGAATAATAGTTATAGCTATTACTATATCTGTTGTTGTTACTATATTATCCGCCTATAATTATTTTATAAGTGTTGATGAGGAAAAAGTCAAAATGCTTAAAAGTTTTGGAGCATCAAAACTTCAAATTCTTACAAAATTAATATTTCCTTCTAACATAGGAAATTTAATAAATTTAACTAAAATTAATATAGGTATGGCTTGGGTTGGCGTAATAGTAGGTGAATTCTTAGTATCTAGATATGGGCTTGGGTACTTAATAGTTTATGGTGGCCAAGTTTTCAAATTAGATTTAGTAATGATGGGAGTAATAGTATTAGCCCTTTGTGCTTTAATTATGTATCAAGTTTTAAATATAGCAGAAAAAATTTATAAAAGTAAAAGATAAATTTAATATAAAAACAAAATAACTGAGTTCAAGTTTGTTATAAACAGGCTTGAGCTCAGTTATTTTTTATATATTACAATATCCTATTATTTCATAATCTGTTGGTACGTCATAATTTCTATTGCCGTTTTCTAAAGTCCATTTTAAATCAAACATAGTTGTATCAATTATTAATGAAAAGTATAGCATAACTATCCCTACATCAACTTTACCTTCATACTCACTTGCAAATTCATCTTTTCTTACTGCAAGAATTACTTTGCCTCCATCAATTATAAATCTCCAAGGTTGTCTATTTAATGTAGATGGTGCCATTCTAGCAAAACTAAATGCATCTAATAATCCTCTTTCTTCTAATAATTCTATAGTTGCATTTTCTCCCCATTTATCTATATAAACTATCTTTTCTACACCTAATCTAGATGAATCACTAGTAGCTGATTTAGTTTTTACAGTATCTCCATAACCTAGTGCAATAATTGCTGTAACTTCCTTATCTGATAAAATTTCAAGCTTTTCTTTTATAAGTGAACTCTCTTTAAAGGTAACCCAACATGAGTCGATTCCTAAGTCCATGGCCTTTAAAGTTAAGTTTTCTCCTATATATCCTGAATTTTCTATGTATCCTTTATTTGTATCAGATAAAATGATTACATAGTTTGGCGCTTCTATCATATGTCCATTATATCCTGCTATTTTATCAAGTTTTGGATACAATTTATCTTTATTAAAAACTTTAATTTCAGTCCTTATTTCTGGTACAAGTTTTTTAGACATATTTATATATTCTTCTATTATTCTGAAATCTGATTTTTTTATTTCTTGATTTTTAAATTTTCTTACTGACCTTTTATTGGATATAAGATATTTGTAATTCATAATTTTCCCTCCCTAAAGTTATATTAAATTTTATTTTATATTTTTTTATACCCATAACCAACACAAAGCAAACATTTTCCTAGTAAATATAGTATTTTTGCAAATATCTAAAATAGTTTTATCACCAATCAATTTATTTTTTAATAATATACATTATCTTTAATTTTAAGGGGTGATTTTTTTGCTAAAAAAATTAATAATATTAATAACTTTAATTACTAGCCTATCTTTGCTTCTCATTGGATGTACTCCTAAATCTCAAAGTTTTAAATCTAAAAATTTAACTAAGCTAACTGTTGCAGAGGTAACACATTCAGTATTTTATGCTCCACAATATGCAGCTATAACTCAAGGTTTTTTTGAGGAAGAGTGCATTGAGTTAGACCTTATAAATACTCAGGGAGCAGATAAAACAATGGCTGCACTTCTTTCTGGAGAAGCAGATATAGGACTTATGGGACCAGAAGCATCTATTTATGTATATAATAAAGGGAATTCAAATTATGCAGTAAATTTTGCGCAATTAACTCAAAAAGATGGAAGCTTTTTAGTTGCTCGTGAAAATACTGAAAATTTTTCTTTTAAGGATTTAAAAGGTAAAGAGGTTTTAGGTGGTAGAAAAGGTGGGGTTCCTGAAATGACATTAGAGTATGTTATGAAAAAAAATGGTCTAACTATAGGAACTGATACTCAAAACGGTAAAGTAAACGTTAGAACCGATATTCAATAATCAGTTTTATGATAACAGTTAATGTTTAGTTGTATTACCTGTTTAGAACTAATAATTTTAAATTTTTGAATAAAGTATGTTTTTTATCTTAAATTAATATATAAAATTTAAAATATAAATTTATAGTTTATTTATTCAAAAGTTTGTAGTTATATAGAAAAAGAAGATATTCCCATATCTTCTTTTTCTATATAACTATACCTTTATTTATCATCTTAATTTGTAGAGAATTTAAAATTGAGTTTTTTAAAATATCGTTATTAGATTTAAAAAAGTCTAATGACAATTTCCTTAGGTTATTTTTTTTATCTATATCTATATGCTTAATAGTATTTTCTAAAATTTTTTCACCATCAAATGTTGCTTCAACATATCTTTCAGATGTATTACCCATACTAAGAAGCATATCAAAAACTATATTACAATTATAAACACCTTGTTTTTTAAGTTTTAAACTTATTTCATCTAGGTATAAAAGAGGAGTTTCATATGATTGAGCAAATACAATAGCTTTGTAATTTTCATCGTTAATCTCTAAAATTTTATATTCATCCATTAACATCACTCCTTTCTTATTATTTAATACCCTAAAATATTATTTTATCATATTAGACTTCTATTTTCAATTAAAAAATAATTATCTATTAATTTTAATATATCATTTATTAAGTTAATTGCTTGACCATAGTTTTCTATAACTCTAGTTTCATCTATATCATATGCACATTCTACATCTCCCCAATGAAATAGAGTATGTCTTTGGCTATGATAGTAGTTATATGCATTTTCAATGTAATTTAATTCTTCAGTAGTTCTAATTTGAGAACTATACTCTTCTTTCATATAAAATCTTGAATTATTTTTATAGAATATACTTCCTATAGGATTTTTACCTATTATTACAGAATTTGCTATATATATATATTTTAAATGACCTTCCAAAGCTCTTAATGCAGGGAATGGCAAACATGAATATTCAAACATATTCCCTTTTATATTAGTATTATACACAGCCTGCAGTAACACCTTTTTTAATTTTAAAGAATGTTTATCGTAAGAATTAGGCATTTTAATTTCATATTGAGTAATTACATCATCTTTGTCTATATTTATTTCATAGCAATCATTAAAAGCTTTTGGTATTTCTGCTGGATCTATTAGCTCTGAAATCATTGTTATAGCTTCATTGAATAAAAATAATGGTCTACCTTGAATTACAACTTTTTTACTATAATAATAATTTATTGTCAATTTTTCATTATACTTACTTCTACATTGAAATATCCACCCATCTTTAATTTCTGATTTTTTTATAGTTTTATCATAGAATTCACTTTCTTCTAGAATTTCTACTATGGCATCAAAATCTTCTTTTTCTATATCATTAGCAACAAACCACTTGTTACTGCAATTATCTTTAAATTGACACTTCTCTTTTATAAATTTAGCTAATTCTTTTTTTATATCTACTTCATTACCACCAAAATCTTCTATAGTTGTAGTTCCATCCAAATTTAAATGAAAATCCATATAAAAACTTTTTTCATCAGCTTTAATTTGTAATCTATGTCTTGTACCACCTTTTTGAATAAATTCCTTATCAACTAAATATGAATTGAAATATATTGAACAAAATTTGTTTATAGATGGTATTATTTCCTCTCTTTTTATATTTAATCCCTTAAATTCTTTACTCATTAGTATCTCCTTAATTATTTTTTCTTTTTTATAAATTTATTTCAAAATTATGAACCTTATCTTCACTATCTCTTACTTCTAAGAAAATAATAGATTTTTCAATATTAAAATCCAAATTTATAGAATTTATTGCATTCTTATCATTACCTTTGCTAACCCACCATTCCTTAACAAATTTTTTCAATTTACTTTCAGATATATTAAATTCATTATACCTAAAAGTTATTATGTTCTTTGTAGTATCTTTTTTGTTCATTATTTTATTGAACATAACTAAATCATCATTATTCATGTTGATATTTTTTTTGCAAATTTCATGAGTTGTCTTCTTCATTAAAAATTTTTTTGCTAACTTATCAGCTTCTTCATTGAAAGTATCCCCTGAATGAGCCTGAACCTTTATAAAAGAAATATCTAAATACTGGCGGTAATTATTTATAAAAGTTACATACTCCTTAGTTCCTTTTTTATTAGCTTTCCAATTTCCATTAGCCCATCTTTCTATGCCTTCATAATCATGATAAACTACGATTGAATCATAATTATTATCTTTAGCCCACTTTATTGCTTTCATAGAACCTAATAATTCTCCAGCTACATTCTTCATCCCTATATAATCTATATTGTTATCCACTCCCCCTAATTTAAATATCTGGCTATCTACTAAGATTACACAACCATATGAATATTTATTTTCACTTAATGAATAACTTCCATCAACATAAGCCTTTACTATTTTTTTTGAAATATCTTCTTCCTTTGTTTTAACTTTAGGTCCATCTAAAAAAGAAACTGCATCTTTATAAGTAGAAAAAGACTTATAGATAGCACCACTATATGATTCTATTTCTTTCTTGCATTTATCCCAAGTGTCATATATTCCTTTATTTCTTCCAATTTTAACAGCATAGTACTTTTTTTTAGACACGTTATCACCTCCAAAACTAAATTTAATATAACATACTTAATTTATATTATTTGTAAAATTTTGTCAAAATAAGCGTATATTTTAAAACCAATATTTTTCTCAGTTTAATATTTCATATAATATAACTTAATTTTTTATCACAATATGATTTATATAACATAAATCATATTTATTAACCAAATTTTAACATTTGGTATAAATTGTAAATTTGTAGTATAATTATTAATTAGTAATCTACTAAATAAATTTAAACTTAAGGAGATTTTTTATATGAAAGAGTACAATAATTTATTAAATGCATTACTTTCAAATGATATAAAACAAGCAAATTTTATAATTAAATCAAACCCTAAATCATTAAATTATATAAATTCTAGCAGTGAACCAGGAGATTACGGATACACTAATTCAGATTGTATAGTTTTCAACTTATTATTTTATGATAAGTACCTTGAACTAATTGATTTAGACAAAAAATATGCGATTATTAATAATGAATTTTATAGAAATGGTGTAGATAGACATTACTATAGAGAAGGCATTTGTGATTTTGAAATTAAACAACCTGTAAAAGCTTCTAATCATGGTTATCAATTTCAGGTTTGGCAAAATATACTAGGTCTTATATTAAATAGATTGTTAGTGTTGAAAAATACTTATTTACACAAAATAGATTTATTGAAAACTAAATATGATAGTATACTTCTTGATGAATATAAATCTACTAATTGGTATGAATATTTACTTGAAGATATTTATAAAATTTACGAAATTAAGCTATCAAATCTTTACTATTTATTAAAATATTATGTTGATAAATTTGGTATATCTTTAAATTCAATTTGTGAAAAACATATTCATAAACGTAATTTTGAAAAAATCATAACTTATTCTCTTGAAGAAAAACTTATTGAAGTTAGTAACAACCTAAATTTAAATATGACTACTAATCAAAAAAATATCAATAATTTAATAACTAACATATTAAACCTATTAATTTAATATGTTAGTTATTAAATTAAATAATTTGCATAGTTGAGTTAGTAATAAACTTGAAAAATTAAAAATTTAATCAAAAAAGAAAACTGTATAAATAAAATCTAGACTTGAACCTGATAATATTTTAAGTTAGGATATTGATTCAAATAACTATCAAATTTTTAATCAAATATTTTTATCATTTAGGTAAGGATTTGATTTTTTAATTTTATACAATAAATTTATACTTTTTCTATCAATTGTACGAATTTTATTTTGAAAGTTTTTTAAGTATATATAAAACAATTAATATTTAATCAAAATTAAATTAAAAACAATATCATAGATACTATTTAATCTATTAATAAACTTCCCAAATCCTATATTTATAATACTTTTTTGATAAAATAGTATCCTTAAATATTAAAAACTTTTTGTATTTAATAATACATATTTACATTAATTTCTAAATATTGGTATTTTTTGTAAAGTAAAGTTATGTTATTATAAATATAGAATTATATAGGAGGGATATTATGAAAAAAGGGTTAATCGGTATATTAAGTAGTATTGTCATTTTAGGCTCTGGATTTTTTATAAGTAATATGAATACATCAAATAAAGATGTACATAAAAATGAAAAACCTAAACATGAAAAAGTAATAAAAGAAGAAAAGAGTAAAAAAGAAGTTAAGAAAGACGATTCTAAAAAAATAGAAAAAGATAAAGATGTTGTTGAAAAGTCAATAAAAAATAATAAAAAAGATAATAAGTCCAACTCTAAAAATATAGAAAAAGATGAAAATGTTGTTGAAAAGACAACAACAAATAGTAGAAATATAAATTCTGAAGAAATCAAAACAGAAACTTCTAAAAATAAAAAACCTGTAGAAACACCAAAAGCTGAAGTAAAACATAAAGTTATAGAAATTAAAAATATAGAAAAAGATATAAATCAATCGGATAGTAAAAATGAAGTTTATGAATCTGAGCCTACAAAAAATAATTTAGTAAACGAAAATCCTCATAATTCTCAAGAAAACAATTTAAATAATGAAACAAATGAAGGCATAGGAACAGAACCATCAAACCCAGGACCAAATATTGGTGCTGATTTAGATTAAAAAAGAGTGCCAAATAAGTTTTTTATTTGGTACTCTTTTTTATCTATTTATTTTCTTATAACTTGTACTTGTATTCCTTCTATAACTTTACCGTATATACCTGCATAGTCATTTAAATCTATAACCCAAGGAAGCCATCTACCCTCTACATATACGCTATATTCAACACTATAGTTATCTAATCCTATTAATTGCATTTGTAAACCATCTATATTTTTACCATATATGCCTGCATAATCACTTCTATCTGTTACCCAAGGTAACCAAGTTCCATTTACTGTATGGACTCTATAGCTTATACTTCCTTGATTTAAGTTAGCATATATAGCTTGTATAGGGCTTCCAAAAATTCCTGCAAAATCATTTGCTTTAGTTACATTAGGAAGCCATCTTCCATTTGTATATACTTGATAAGTAACATCAATATTTTTATTTGGTAATATGTCAGAGGATTCATTCCAAGTAACTCCATTGAACTTACATATTCCTTTAGCTATTGCTTTAGCAAATCCATCTTTATTGTTCATTATTAAATTATAGTCCTCTTCATTAGTTATAAATCCTAATTCAACCAAACAAGCAGGCATGTTAGATTCTCTTACTACATGTAAATTTCCTTCTTTTACACCTCTATCTTTAGTATAAAGCCCTGCTTTTATTAATTCAGAGTGCACAACATCAGCTAAATCTCTATATTTGAACTTATAGCAATAAGTTTCTAACCCTTGTGCATTAGGATTTTCAGAACTATTACAGTGTATTGATACAAATGAGTTTACCCCTAATTTATTAGCTTCATTAGTTCTATCATTTAAAGTAACAAATACATCCGTAGTTCTAGTATTTATATTCTCTATATTTTGTTTTTTTAAATATTCAGCAACTCTATTAGCCACATCTAAAACTACGTCTTTCTCTAAACATCCATGAACTCCTGGTGCCCCTGAATCATATCCTCCATGTCCTGGGTCTGTCATATTTTTTTTCATAATTAATTCCTCCTAACATTTATTTTATATATATAAATAGCTATTTAAATATCTTATTTTTATAATAAAACCTAGTATACACTATTTTTGATTACAAAAATTTTATCATTTATTAATTGTTTGTTTTACAATCTGGTTTGTTGCTATTGCCCCAAAGCTACAAATTATACCTTGTAAAATACTTGTAGAATTCAATCCCATTATAGATATACTAAAACCAATACCTAAAGCTAATAAAATCCAAGGTATACTCCAATCTTTTACTTTTGGTGTTTTCTTTAAAAACATTCCTACAACATAAAGAGCAGCTACTAATATTAGTAACTGCTCAGGTACAAATTTAATTATTGTTTCCATTTAACTTATCTCCTTTTTATTTAAATAAATGATTTTGTATTGCATAAAAAAAGAACCCTACACCTCCACTAAAAATAAAGCCTAACCCCCATTTTAATGTATTTACAAGTCCTTCTATACTCTTACATAAATTATCTATCTGTATATCCCTTTTCGCATCACTCTGCTCTAATTTATCTAACCTTTCAGAATGATTATTTATCCGCTTTTCATGTGTTTCAATCATATGATCCTTTACTTCATCATTCATATTTCCTCCTAAAAATTGCATAAAAATAGAACTATCTTTATATAGTCCTTCATTATTTATTGTCTATCTTCAGTTATAACCATCGGTAAATTATTAGTAGGCTTATCGTAATCTTCGCCAGTTATTTCTTTAAACTGTTCTTTTGTTATTCTTTCAGCTTGAACAAATAACCTAACATCATCTACCTTATATATTTTTAAATCAAAATATTTCTTTGCCATTTCAAAATACCATTTATCCATTTAAATTACCTCCTAATGATTTTAATATTAGATTAGCAATATCTTTTTCTATACCTTTAACTTGTATATCTTTATTAACTAAATTTAAAGTTGTTTGAGCCATATTAGTATTTAAATTATTTATTTCAATATCTTTGTTAATTGATTTTAAAGTTGCTTGTGCTAAGTTTATATTTAATTCCTTAATTTGAATATCTTTTTCTAGACTTTCTTTTATTAAAAATGCATTTTGTTCTTCTATTTGAGAAGGTTTAGGTTTAGGTTGTGTAATTGTTATTTCTTCAAATAAATCAATATCTTCTAAGTCATATAAATCTTTATTTAAATTCATTCCTTCTTTAATCTTAAAATTTCCTAATTCAATTAATTTTTCCCATAGATCTTGAGATATTTTTAAATTTGGATTAGGAATTACATCATGTATATCTTTTCTAAAAAAACCTATTACAGATAAATCTTTTTCATAAGCTAATAAATACATTTAATGCTCCTTTCTATCTTCCTATAGCAAACCAACAAGCCGAAACCGTACCTGTTAAGATTGCAGTTGTTGTATTTCTAACATGTAATCTAACCATGTTTTTACCGTTATCACCAACACTAACAGCATTGCCTGATAAATCTTGTAATGGATTTGAACTTTTAATATTACCCATACCAACAAATAAACATTCATTAGGGAATATTAAAGGAAAATAAAAATCTTTTATTAGAAAATTATATTGAGTTTCCCCAAGTTCTTCATATCCCCATTGGATTATTATTCCTGATGGTAGTTTTTGATAGCCTTTTTTATTGGTATAGACGAACTTAAAATCATCTAATTTAGGTATTCCATACCAATCGCTCCAAGTACCTAGATAATTAAAGAGTCTTGAAAAAATATACCCATCTATAGTTAAAAATATTTGTTGTATTTCTTTTCCTCTTCTAGGTAAAACTATCAAACTACCATAGATAGCATTTTGAAAAGGAGCTCCAGGTAAAGTAGTTTCTGACCCTACAGAATATCTTCCACGCTCAATAGTTTCATTAAAGTTAAATATATCCCCTTTATTTATATTAAGGTATTTTGTATCTAAAGAATCTTTTAAATTTAAACCAGGTAATTTAATTGAATTTAAATCAAAGTTATTTAAATCTATATTTTCAAGTTTTTCGCAAATACTATTGTCAGCTGCTGCAAAAGATATAGGAACATAATAATTTAATTCTCTAGGTGATATAGCCCCACTATTAATTGAAAATAAAGTCTTACTTCTAAATACTCTAGGTGATACATCTAAGCATTCATATACTTCTTCTTTAGTTGTTGGATATACTACTTCAAAATTATTTTTTTTACAGAATTGTTTAAAACCTTCTTCATCGTTACTTACTAATCTATTATTAAATACTCTAACTCTTATAGCTCCACTTACAATACTAATACCTTCTATATTATCTTTTCCATAAATACTAGTATTAAGAAATTTATCACATATTAACGGAACATTATTACCTAAATCACTTTGGAAAAGTACAAACATTTTACTTTTTGTACCTGTGCTTTGCCCAGCATCAATACCCCAGTTTTCACTACCATTTATAATTTTACGTTTACATTTTTTATGATAATATGTTTTTCCATTACGTTCACATATATAATCAAAATAAGTATCATTAATACCTCTTACAATAGGTTTCTTCCATACTTTATCTATAGGATCATAATATAATAAATTCTTTTTACTATATACACTTTCTGTGTAAGGTTTTAAATCTGTTGAAAGAGTTATATTTAAACTTTTAATGTCTTCATTTTTAACAGTTACAGCTATAAATCCTATATCTGAATTAGTAAATGTTTTAGTGTATGGATTTTTAACATTAAAATATTTATAGTCTATAGGATTTTTATTGTTATCATAAAATCCCATGTAGGCAAATTTATCTCCAGTTACAACACTATTAGTTAAACCACTTACATTTATTGAAAAATCACCTTCTGGAACTTTTATAAAAGCTACATTATAGTCTTTAGGGTTATTAGGACTAGATGGAACAGCTAAAGCTCCACCATCACTTACATATTTGCCATTTATACATTCATTAGGGTTAAATAAATTATTTTCAGCTTTAAAAGTTGATATTTCTATATTATTAACACCATCACCTATAGACTTAATACCTTCAAAATAGGTATCTATTTTTTCATTTCCTTCTACCAAAACAATTTTTACATTTTTTACATCATCTAAAGTAAACCTTTGACCTTCTTTAGGATATAAATGAATAAATGATTCACCTATTTCAGATAAGGATGTAAAAGTTCCTTGTGTACTTGTATTACGGTTTGAAGCTGTTAAATGAAACCAATGAGAGTTATATTTTTCAGGTAATCCAAATAATCTATAACTGTAGTTAGTATTAGGCTTTATTGGTAGACTACTTAATAAAATTTGGTAATATCCATTTATACCTAAATCTCCACCATCACCACTACCTAAAACCCATTTAGAAGGGTCTAAAGGGATTATATTAAATAATGTCTTACCTTTAAAGTAAATATCTTGTACATATCCATTTACCGTATCTACTACAATATTATTTTTCTTTATTTTTTTACCTGCATCAGAAACTATTCCATTAGCTTGATCTACAATCTTTCCAAGTTCAACTACATTAACTCTAGCATCTGTATTTTGTTTTTCTAATGTATTTTTATTAGCAACAAGGTCTTCTAAATTAGCTAAATCTTTTTTAAACTTATCAAGTTCTTTCTTAGCTTGTCCAATATACTTATCAAGTTTTTCCAATGTAGATATATCTGTAACAGATTCTATAGCTTTATCAGAGCCTACCTTTTCTCTTACATCAAATACAAATGTAGCTGTTGTTACTTGACCACTTAATGATTTTAATTCTAATTCAGCATAAGTTAATCCAGCACTTGTTAATGCTTGATTTTTTACATTTATTTTAACTTCATCATCTTGAATAGTTATATTATCTTCTTGATAAACTATAGTTCCATCTGCTTTCTTTACAAACATTTTAATTGTTTCATTTTCAAAATGATAAGGAAGCCCATTTTTATAAAGACTTGCATAAAAAATAGCAGTGTCATACTGCTTTAGTCGGAATTTGGGTATATGGTCTTCTCTTTCTATGTCTAGCTTAAAATGAAAATTATTTATTGCCAATACTATCACCTTCTTTTTCTGTATATAATCTCCAATACTCTTTACTTTCAATAATATTATTATTTAAATCATTTTCTTTTAAATCATCTATAAATACTTCTTTATTTCTTTCTTCTTCAAATCCTTGTCTTTTAGCTGTTACAACGTATTTAAAAGTAAAATCTTTTCTATCTGATTCAACTATAAAATAATCTTTTGTTTGTTCTTTTATTCTGTAATCTCCCCAGCCTTGCTTTATTATTTCAACTGTATAATCTAAGTCAAGATTAACACTATCTTTAAATATATTATCTAATATAACTACTCTTTCATATGTAACTTTATCACCATGATTAACTTCTTCTACAGTTAATAAATGCATACTTCTATCGGTTAAATAGCTTTCGCAATCCTCTACACTATAGAATAATCTATCTCCATATTTTTTAGTCTTTTGAACACAGTTTTTATTTCCAGCTACAGTAAAATCTCCATTAACATGTATTCCATTATCTGCATAAAACTTAAATTTAGAAACTAGATTATTAGTTGTTGAGGTAAATAATGCATCATTACCATTTTTCCAAAAACTAAATCCATTTTCTGTAGAAAATGATGCATATATTTGAGAACCATCCCATAATTTACAACGACCACTTTTAAAAGAGGCATATTTATAATCACGTCCAGCAAAATAAGTTTCATAAGGACTGGAATTTAAATATGCTGCATCAGTATTTAAATCATATAACCAAAAACTTTCATTTCCTAATTTCATTTTCCAGTTAAGATTACTACCAACAACTCCCCAGTAATTAGTTGCTTTATTTATAAAATCATTATTATCTGATGTGTACATCTTATTTAAACCGTCTCTATCTAAGATTAAATTTTTATGATCTATGCAAATATCTTCTCTTAGCATTATTGGATATGGGGCTTCGCCTGTTTTATTATATTTATCAAATAAAATATAAAATGGGAATTTTCCATTTGTAGCATCAGGGTTTTCATAAGCTATCCCTGAATAACTATTTACAGTGTTAGCTAATATTATTCCTGGAGTTTCAGTATTAAATAATCTTGCAGAAAATAACTTTCCTATTGGATTGCCTACTCCATCCCAATCATAAAAATTCATTATATTTCCAGCTAATTCTATAGATCTAATTCCATTTTTTAAAAACTTAACTCCATTTGTACCAGATAAATCAATTTGTAAGCTTCCATCCCTATTCTGAATCATTATTGTACTAAGTATTCCAGTGGCGATTAAACTAGCGTTTATAACTCCATTTATTGTAAATCCATAACTATATTTTCCGTAATATCCAGTTTGACTAAATGCAAGTCCATTTTTATTAAGTTTTACAACATTTTGAGCTAAATTTAAATCCTTATTATCAGCTACTATAATTTCATTTTGTCTAGGAATTACATAACTGTCTTTAATTCCTGAATTTATCATACTTTGGATAATATCTTGTACGTTATTATTTTTAGTATCTTTTATTATAGAGTTTAATTCTGCTAATATATCCGAAGTAGTTATAGACTTTTGACTTATATCTGTATTTGATAGCTCAATTTCTATAGTTCTTTGTCTTAAAACATCATATTTTTTTCTAATACATCTAACATTAACATGTAATTTATGTTTTTCTTCATATACATTGACTGTATCACCTAAATAGACTCTTTCAGCTTGAACATAGTTTTTATATTCCTCTGTATATTCAAGTTGTACAAAGTTAATTTTATATGATGCTCTTAATTCATCTATATGCTTTTGTGTAAATTCTAATTTTGCTAATCTCTTAAGTTCTTCTTGAGCCTCTTTAAGTGTGTTAAATCCTTCATCAGGATTTTTTTCATCTCTTACCTTTACAGATTCATATTTAATTTCTTTTGTCTTAACAGCACTATATTTCTTTATAAGAGGGCTATCTATATATCCATCTATAGTTATACCATCAAATCCAGTTGGCTTAATTCTAGTACATACATTATCTATATCTGTTTTAGCTTCAAATCCAGTTAGATTTTTTCTAGAACGTATTTGAACACCTCTATCTGCTCCTATTCTATTGTTTATAGAAACAGTGTAACCTCTTCTTAAGGTTTCTCCACCCCATCTATTTATAAAAGATTGATCACAATCATATATAGCTTGATATATATTCATTTTCATATAATAAGCTGTATTAATCTTTTCTATATCAGAGAAAAGTTGTATATCTTTTTTACCAATTGATTTTTGTCTTAATACTGATAATGCACCTTGCCCACTAGTATCTGTTGGTCTAGTATCCTCAATCCACATATCAAGCATTTCAGATATTGTAATTTGTCTAGCAAATACTTTTACGTCTCTACTACTTCTATTTACTTTAGCTATTCTAAAATATTCATTTCCATAGTCTAACTGGACCTTAATAATAGCTTCCTCAATTAAAGATTCATGAAATCCTTCTTTATCTATCAAAGAAACTAAATCTAAATAATACTCACCAGTTAAAAGATGTTCATCTGTTTTCGCATCTATTATTATATTATCAAGTATCTTATCTCCATTTGAGTAAACAACTTCATCTGGTTTTGCATTTTGATTAAAGATACATACTTTTACTATTTTTTTATTACTCATAATTTATATACTCCTATTTAAATGCTGTCCTTGGTAGTATCTCAATTTTAGATACATTACCTACCCAACTAATTTTATTATCACCTCTTGTTAATACAAGAAAATGTCCTATCATATCTCTAGTTTTATTTAATCTATCTTTATCTGTGCATTCTAAAAGCTTACTATCTAACTCCACATAATCATTAATATTATTGATTATGATGGTATTTGAGTTTATAGTAAGCTGTACATTACCTTGACCATATATTTTTATATTGCATTCTCCTGGTACTGTTCCTAAATAGAATATATTAGTACTTGAATTTAAAACTATAGGTATTTCATTTGCTAAATATCTAAATGGATCACATACAAATTCTATTTCTATTGAACACACATGCATTGTAGGCTCTGTCTTTTTAGAAACACTTTTTATTAGATATTTAAAGTTACAGTTTGTAAAACAAATTAATTCCTTACCTATAGAAGTATCAATCCATTCTTCAACATCAAAAATCCTACTATAAAAGCTTTCAAGAGATTCATTTGATCTACGTATTAAGTCAAACCCAAAACGTAACTTTCTATCTGGATAAGTACCTTTTCTTTCTGTTAGTGTCCCACTTCTACCTTCTACTGGAGTATGTTCTATATCTTCATTTATACTTTCTATATCCATTAAATACATATGTAACCCTAAGCTATAGAAAGAGTTTATACCATCTATTTGAATATATGCTTTAATAATTATCACCCCCATAATATAAAAAGGAATCCTTAATATGCAAATTTAGGATTCCTTTGTTCATTACTATCTAAAGAATTTTTTATTAATTCAGCTTTAGAGTAAAGAAGTTCATTACTATCTAAGTAAATCTTTGGATCAAGAGATTTTAAAGTTTTATTTAAAGATGAAATAACTCCTGAAACATCTGATTGATTATTTTTATCATTATTTTTTTCTATCATATCAAAATTGCTCTTTGATAAAATGGAACTTCCTAAAGAAATAGATTCATATTGTACTTTAGCTTTCATGTCAGAAACAAGTCCATGTACTTTACCTTTAAACTTTTCTTGCATCTTAGGGAATTGTTTAGACATACCAACTTCTGTACCTTCTACAGTATATTTACCTATAGGAATCATTTTTCTAGCTGGAGAATGGATTCCTAAAGCCGATTTTGCACCATCAACTATTCCACCAAAAAAATCATGAATTTTACTTTTAAACCATCCTGCAGCTCCTGTTATACCGTTCCATACACCATGAACTATATTTCTACCAATAGAAACCATCTTTCCAGGTATAGATCTAACAGTATCAACAACAGCATGTACTAGTCTTAAAGCTGCATTTTTACCCGTATTCCAAAGGTTACTTCCCCAAGCTGCTACTTTAGATATTGCATTACAAAGCCAAGTCCATATTTTACCTGGTAGCTGACATATATAGTTTATACAATCTGAAACAAATTGACTGGCTATAGCTTTAGCCCTAGCCCACATTTGAGACCCCCAAGCAGAAACTTTATTTATTGTTATACATAACCAAGTCCATATTTTACCTGGTAATTGACATATATAATTTATACAATCTGAAATAAATTGACTAGCTATAGTTGTAGCTTTATTCCACATCTCTGAACCCCAGGCAGCCACTTTATTTATTGAATCACACAACCAAGTCCATATTTTACCTGGAAGTTCTGAAAACCATGTTCCTACATTGTTAATCCAAATGGGTACATTAGTCACTAAATAATTCCAAATTCCAACTCCCCACATAATAATTTTAGTTACTACAAAACCTAAAGCGAATCCAATTTTATTTGGTAATTCATTAAACCAATTAAAAATATTAGTAATCCATGAAGGAATTGTTACTACAAAAAAGTTCCATACATTAGTACCCCATGTTTGTATTGTAAGTAATGCATTAGCGGCAAAGTTAATTACAGAAGTTTTCATATTATTAAAACCATTTACAAAAAACATCTTTATATTGTTTACTAAGTTATTTATAAAATTTCTAAAGCCATCACAGTGTTTATAAGCTAACATAAAAGCTCCAGCAAATGGATTAACTATAAATAATAATATTTCTTTCCAATCAGATTTAAAAAAATTAATTATGCTATTAAATGCATTTGGTATTGTATCAGTAAAAAATGTGCATATTGAATTCCATGCTGTAATACAAGCATTTTTTACAGCATCCCATAATCCAATCCAAAAGTTTCTAAAGCTTTCAGATGTATTCCAAAAATAAATAAAAGCTGCTACTAAAGCTCCTATGGCCATAACTAATAAACCTATAGGATTCATTTCCATTACAGCATTCCAAGCCTCCTGTGCTAAAGTAGCTAAAGTAACTTTTCCAGTAAGTAAAGCAACAACTGTTTCTCCTAGAGTCAACATTCCATTAAATGCTCCTTGTGCTATAGTAGCTCCTTCAGCATTCATTGAAAATAAAGCTATTGCTAATTGAGCTTCTTGAAATGCAGAAATAATGCCTTTTGCAATCATAAAACCTTTAAATGCTAACACAGCTCCACCAATGGTTGTTGCTAAAAATGAAATAGTCCCAATATTAGATGCTATCCATCCACCAAAATTTAAAAGAGCTGGTATAACAACGGTAGTTAATACATTAGACAAATTTGTAAAAAAGTCTACTAAGGGCTTTAATTGAGGAAACATAGTACTTATTGCATTCCCTATCCCTTCTTTACCAACTAAAGTAGTAAACTCTTCTAGTTTAGGCATTAACCCTTGTAATCCATCTTTCATTTTATCAAATATAGGTTTTGCCAATGCTCCAGCCAACATTGATAAGTTATCTTCTAATGTTGACATCATACCTGAAAAAGTTTTTGATTGATTCTCCATAGCTCCAGTTGTATGACTTGCAATACTATCTATTGCTTTATTATAAACATCAGCTGTAACCTTACCTTCACTAGCTAGTTTTTTAACCTGTGAAACAGGAACTCCCATAACTTCACCTAAGGCTTTAAATATTGGAATACCTCTATCTTGAAGTATATTTAAATCTTCAGTATATGCAACTTGTGCTTGTTGAACTTGAGAATACTGTCTAACCATTTCTTTTAAACTATCTTCTTGTATTCCAAAGGCCGAACCCATGTTACCAAACTTAGTTAATTGGTCAAACAATTCTTTCCCATGAAATCCAGCATTAGTTAATTGTTTGGCCATTGTATCTACTCCCATTTTAGTAAAAGGAGTTTCAGCTGCATATTTTTCAATATCTTTCATCATCTGGGACGCTTTTGATTGACTTCCTAAAATAGTCGCCCATGCAACCTGTGCTTGTTCTGACATAGCATTATAACTAATTCCTGTTTTAACAACTTCAGTGGCATAATCTTTGACTTTATCTAATATAAATAATCCACCTAAAGTAGCTGCACATTTTTTTGCAATAGAGGATATAGAGCTGATATTTCCTTTTACTTCAGAAGATCCTCGTCTACTACTACCTTCTATTTCACTCCAAGCTCTTTTCCAAGCTTGAGAAGAGCTCATTCCAGCTCTTTTATATTCATTAGCTAATCTATTAGCTTCTTGATATAGTTCTCTAGTTCCTCTTCTCGCTCCAGAACTATCTATCCTGGTATCAATTACAATAGTTCCATCTGACATATATCACCCTCCTTTCATTTGAATTTGGGTATAAAAAAATACCTACTATTTCTTAAGTAAGTACATCAAGATCTAATACTCCATCCCCCATTAATATTTTAGCAATTTCATCTTCTTTTTCTTTTTGCTCTTTATCTATATACTCAGGAAGTTTATATATTTGTTTCATCTTTTTATAAAATGCTTTTTCTTCTTTATCCTTTATTTTAGATAAATCAGATGCTCTATATTTCATTATTTCACAAATCTTATTATCTTCTTTTAAAGATTCAAACATTGCTTTAAATTTCCACCAATGTAAATCGTTTATATCTTGTAAATCTATATTATACTGACTTAAAAAAGCACTATAGATATAACTATCATCATATTCATAAGAATATACTCTCTCTACCTTAGAATGGCTATTTTCAGTATTTTTATCTTTATTCTCAGTTTCTTTGCCGCAACTATAAAACCATAATATTTTATGTATAGCGTCTTCAAAGTATCTTTCTGGTGGTATTGAAGGGTAATACAATTCTAAAGCTTGAATACATTTAAATTCATCGGAAATAGAATCATCATACATCAATAATTCAAATAAAATAGATGTACGAAAATCTGAATTAATTTTGTACATCTTCTTTCCTATTTCTACTTTTGTAGGTAGTAAATCAATAAGTATATTCATTATTTTTTATTATACTTTTTATTATAAATTTTCTTATTTTGATGATTTGGATGTCTTTTAGCAACTCTATTTGAAGAATATTTATTTATAGATTGTTGAAATTCTTTTTCAACATTTTCATCTTCTTTACTTATGCCTATAGCCAACTCTTCAAATGCTTTCATAGCTAATTTAAGATTTCTTTTACCCTTAAATATTCTTTCACTTACACCTTTGCCTAAAATATTATCCATACATTCTGAAACTATAATTACAGTTTCTCTTATCGCTTCTATCCTAGTTACATTATTGCTTAATTTGTTAAGTTTTTCAGGAACTTTTTTCATTTCCTTTTCTATAGTTTCAGATACATCTAGATCCATTGTATCTAATTCAAACTCTTCACCTAAAATCTTTATCATTACATGCACCCCTTTAATTATTCTGTTTTAGCTTCAAACCCTTCTGTAAAGGTCTTAGTAGATGTATCAAAAGTTCCTACTACTAAGTCTCCCATACCTAGTAATTTCCCTTTAGCACTCATTTCATTGTCTTTAGCTTCAAAATCGTCTATAGATACAGCTACCTTAAACTTTCTTGCTCTAAATCCATTCTCGGCTTTTGCAGGCTTATCTAAATCTACCTTTATATATTCTGTTTCAGCATCTGCTCCAATTTTTTGAAGTTCTCCAATGTTACATATAAAATCTATGGCTTTTTCATCTCTTATCTGGTCTGTTTCAAAACCAAATTCAGTTTCATATCCTGTTATACTTGTTGTTGCTGATTGTTCATTTATATATTGTTTGCTTTTTGTTTTAGCACTTGGACTTTCATTTAACTCCGTAAATCCTACACCCATAAAAACAAACTCCTTACCAACCTTTAAATAGTCAGCTACTGTTTTTCTCTTTCTTACAGCCATTTTATCTCCTTCCCTTCCATATAAATTAATTTCATTTGTATTTGATATTGAGCTTTGTCAATATCTGTTTGAAAGGCATATCCATTGCTTGTTAGTTCTATTGATAAAGCCTCTTTATTATCTAAAATAGGTAAATTACCTTCATCGTTGTTTTGTTCAATCCACTCTGCAAATTTTTCATAAAAATTAATATTTTCCAAGTTATTAAATATATCTTCGCAATAACTTTCCCTACTTGCAAATATAAATTGTTCTTGTCTTTTACTAGATCCATCAACATACTTTTTTATAATAGGGTTACATGGAACTTTTTCTATAGAATATGTAGTCGCTTCTGAATCTAAATAGTCAACTCCTATTCTTACAGCTCCATTAAACTCTTCTAAAAAAGGGCATTTTTTTATAAATTTTCTTACGCTCTCTATAATAGTCATTTATTTAGCTTTCCCTCCTACAAATGAAGCAACAGACTTTACAATTTCCGGACCTTTATCTGCCCACATTCTTTCAATCCATCGCTTACCTCTAATACCACCTTTATTTGTTCCTTGTTTTCCATTTCCTGAGTTGTTGTAATACTGTTTACGAGCATAAGGAGCTTTATATTCAATTTTCCCATTTGAAATTTCTACCTGGGTATCTTTTAATGCCCCTGTTTTAAATGGTACGTAAGGGTTAGCCATTCTAGCTACTTCATTAGTTAAAAATCCCTGGGCCTTTCCTCTTTCCTCAAGGTTTCGTTTAGCTAAAATCTTTTCTATTCCATCCATCTTAAAAGTAATATTAAGTGGCATTACTTAGCACCTACTTCCCAATGTTGTAAGTATTCACTTCCAAAATCATTTGTTATTACACTTACTATAGTTCCAACTGTATAAAGACGTTCTAAATCTTTAAATTGCTTACCTCTTTCATATGAAGAAAGTTCAAAATCAACTACATCTTTTACTATAAAATCACCTTTTTTTAATGTGTAAAATTTATTAGCTTCTTTAATATCCAATTTATTAAATTCTCCAGGAGAGATATTTTTTTTATCTTCTGTATTAACTGTAAATGGTATGAAACAAGTTATTTTATCAGCGCTTAATAAACCTTTATCACCTACTGTAACAGCTTGCTCCCCTTGCCAGTCAATATCGTATAAATAAGTTCGTATATACTCTGTACGCTCCGTTTTTGGATTATATATACTATTAAATAGAGTCATATTAGCCATGTTTATACACCTCTATAAAGTAAATCATTTGGTAAATATATACTTATTTCTTTATAAAGACTAGATTCAAACTTTCTTAAAAGACTTTCTGAGTAAGAAACGCTATGTTTCCCAACTGTTTCACTTAATTTAAAGCTCCTTTCAGAATCTGACTTTTTAATTTTTTCTATTGCTATGCATACGGCCATTTTTATATCATCATTTAAGTTATTTTCATTGATTCTATTAAAGGTTATAGTATCTATAAATTTTCTAGCTTTAAATTCATATAAAGAAAAATCTTTAGAAGATAATTTTCCTCCAAAGACTTCACTATAAAACTTATAATCTACATATTTATCCATAATCCTATCCTCTAGTTATTACTCTAGCTATAGGTATTAATTTATGCTCTATATATTCTTTTGATTCTCCTGTATTATTACATAACTCCCAATTAACTCCCATTTCTAGCTCTGCATCTGTAGGAGATAAACTAGCCATAGATGCTTTAGTGAATGATATTCCAAAAGGAGCAAATATTTTTCTTTGTCTACTATATAAAGTAGTTTCCCCACCATTTGTTTTAGGATCCCTAGCCATCTCATTCGGAACTTTAGCCCCACAATTTGTGTATTCAAAAGCTCCATCACCTAATACATAAGTAGTATATTTATTATAAGCCGGCTCATAATTAAGTTCCCCTTCATTTCCTTTGGCTTTTACATTCTCTACTGGCATGTTGTCATCTATAAGAACAACCCTACCATTTAAAGTTCCTAGAGTTAAATCTCTTTCTATACCTTGACCATCTGTATATTTCATATATGCTATTAATTTTAAATTTTCTAAATTAGTAGCTACAGCTGAATGCATTATTGATATAGAAAACTTAGCCTTATTGTCTCCTAAAGCCTTTTGTATTGCTGTATTTAAAGTAGTCGCACTAAATACTTGTTCTTCTTTATTTTTAGCTGCTGTAATATCATAAGTATGTTCTTTTACAAAAGTTGAATTTTCTTTTCCTGTCATGCTAAAAATACCTTTTAATATTGATAGTATCGTAGCTTGATCTATTTCATCCCAATATTCAGCAACCTGTTTTCCTACTTCTTCCATGAAATCTTTACCTCCAGTTATATCATAACTAAAGTCAGTTTCTACCCAAGCAGCCTGTCTTCCTACTACAACTCTACTATGACTAAAAGTTTTTAACTTTTGTGTTTCTGCTGATGTTTTACCATCATAGTTTTGTGCTTCTCCTCCTATTCTTCCAGTTATAGGTATAGTTGCATAGTTTCCACCTACTTGTGCACTAAATAAATTAGCTATATCTTGTCTTTGTCTTATAGCTTTACTCTTTATAAGCTCATTTCTATTTAGGTTAGGTACGGTACCCATGTATTGGCCAAATACCTCACCGTTAAATATTTTTTCATCAAAACTTGGCATTGTCATTCCTTCTTTCTTTTATTATTTTTTATTTATATTTATTTAAAACTAATTTCCATATTTGGATTAGCATTTTTAGCTTGCATTAACTCAGATAAACTTTGTTTACTATTTCCACTACCATTACCATTTATTTTCTTAGTGAATTGAATTTGATTACCTGGATTATTATTTTCTTCCGCCTTAAATAAAAAGCTTTTATTTTCTCTTAATCCACTTATTTGTTCATCTAAGCCTGTAACCTTTCCATCCTCAGATAAAATAAGCTTAGATTTATCTATTAATCCAGTCACTAAATCAATATCTTGTGCTGAATCAGTTATAGCTAATTTAATAGCATTAGTTAATTTTAAATCTTTAAGCTCTGCTTGATATTCTTCATCTTTCTTTTTATTATCATTTTGTAATTCTTCAATTTGCTGCTTTAAAGTAGCATTATCTCCAGCTGATTTCTTTAAAGTTTCTAATTGTGTATTTCTTTCTTTAACATCTGTTTCAAGTTGCTTTTTAGCTTGCTTAACTTCATCAAACTTAGTCTTTTCAACATATTTAGAACTATCAACTAAATCTATATCCTTATATTTACTTTTTATATCTTCAGATAACGTATTATAGCTATCTCCCAATATTTCACTTAACTTTGCCATCTATAGTCATTCCTTTCTTATATTAATTTTTTGCATAATAAAAGCACCTACCATTTTTTATTAGTAAGTGCTTAATTATTATTGTATATATTGTCATACATCCTTTGGACTCTTCTTCCAAAGTCATTTAGGTAATAATCTTCTATATTTTCGTTTAATTCTATTCCTTCAGACATTATAACTTCATTTAATTTTAATAAAAGTATATTTACATCATCTGTAGATAAAAGCTCATCTGAATTTGAAAATTTTTCTTTTATGAAATCTTTCTCTTCTTTATTTAAATTTATCATTTTTACTTACCGCCTTTTTTCCTTATTGGGTTTGTCTGAATTAAAGTTCCCGTGTCTGGATTTATACTAACTCCACACTTATCTCCCGTCAATAAAATACTTTTAAAAACACCTTGTCTGACTTGTACTTCTCCTATTTGAATAGGATTTATTAACGAATCTATAACATCATCTAACTTAACACCTTTTCTCTTTCCAGTTTGTATGTAGTTGCTATCTTCAAACTCCCCAATAACTCTATCAATAAAATGTGTTGAATAGTTATTTATAATTATACCATTTTTTGTAGTAATTCCAACTATATCTCTTTCAATTCTAAAAGCTATTTCTTTATAACAGTCATAACCTGTCAATACTGGAATATCTCCTTTTTTTACAGCATTTATATAACCATTTAAAAGCTTATATTCTCTAGGATTTGTTCGCTCTAATTTATCAAATTCTTTTTCACTTCTAGGTGGATTTGCTACTCCTAATTCCTTAAGACTTTGAATAAATACCTTATTAGATTCCCAAACAGCCTTTTGAGATATACTTTTATTGAATTTATATACTTGAAGTCTATCCTTTTCTATAGATATATTAGCAGCCTTACTAAATTCTCTATAATACTTCTCTTGTTGCTTAAGTTTAATACTAGTGTTAGTAAATTCCTCTGTAAGTCCCGCAGCCTTATATCCTATTAGCTGAGTTTTAGTTTTTCTTATACTTCTTTCAATAAGTCTTTGATGTTGACTTGCTTCATAATAAGTATATTCTGTCCCATTATAAGTAAATGGCGGTGGATCTATATTCTCTAGATCTTCATCTGTATAGGCTCTTTTACTTATTCCTGGAATAAAAGGATAGAAACTATGTCTACAGTTCCATCCTCCAAGTCCTGGACCTGTACCATAGCCTGTACTTTCTATAAAAGGAGGATATTCTTTACTTTTTCCACTATAACAAAATACTTTACCTTGCCATAGTGCATGACTTGGTCTTGCTCCAATGTGTGCTGTAGTTTCTACAAAGTCATTTCCAGTCTCTTTCATTCCTTCTAAAGTTAACTTTTGTGACATTTGATTAGATCCAGTTAAAACAGCTCTTCTAACAGCAACATCTATTCTATTTGCAACTCCACTTTCATAGTCAACACTTCTTATACCACTTTCACATAATCTATTTACAGCTTGTTTAATAGCTGTATTATAATTTGTTGAACCTGATTTAATTTGCATAACAGCTAAATCCATTGCATCATGATAGTATTTAGCTATAGGCTTATATACTACTTTGCCATTAACTTTCTGTGCAAATCCCATAGATTGAGTTAAGTTATATAGCTCTCCTGAAGTTTGTTTTATAGCAGATTCTATTATATTAGCCAATGCTACATTTTCAGTTACTTTAACAGTATTTAATCCAGCGGCACTATACAATTCATTTTCTTTTGCAATAGAATATAAACTAATATCATTAAATATTTCATTTACCTTTTCTTCAGTCATATCTGATATTTCTTTAATCTTTTCTTTTATGAGATTAAGTGATATACCTATCTCATTTGCTCTTATAGTCTCTAGCTTAGCACTATCTGTTAAGTTACCAACCTTAGCAATCCTTCTGGCTATATCGGAGATTATAAAATCTTCTAATTCCTGATATAAATTAATAAAATTTTCAGGTATAGATTTTAATTCTTCTGGAGTTAATGCCATACTATTCCTCTAGATTATCGAAAGGAGATTTAGTTTTTATGCTATCTTCAATATCAGGCATCATTTTTAATGCTTCTTCTTCAGATACTCCATATTTCTTAGCTAAATATATCTCAGGTCTTAATATACCAGCTGCAACATCATTTCGCATTGATTCTAATTCACTATCTTTATCAAGTACAAGTGAATCATCCCAATCAAAACTAACATCTTTATCTATATCTATAGGACTTACATTTAACTTATATAAAGTTGCTAAATCATTCATACTCACTATTAAGTCTTTAAGAGCTTTTTCTAGAGATTTCTGTATATCTTTAACAGTTGAATAACTTCTTTGCCTAGATGTCTTTATCTCTGTTGCTGTCTTAGATACATCATTAATATCACTTAAAGTCCCATAAGCAAGTCCACAATTAAACTCAACCTTTCTTAATATATTATTAAGTCCATTAAATAAATTACTATCCCTTATATCGGGACTAAATGTATCTAAATTTCTTTTTCCTTCTCTGTCTTCCCAAGGAAATACTCTATATAATCTTTCTTTACCTTTTGGGAGTTCATATGTACCATCTTCTTTTCTTACAAATAAGCTTTCAGATGCATTTATAGCTATTTCTGTTGCTTCATATTCCCATAATATACGAGAATATTGTTTATCTGCTTCCTTTATTAAATCACTGGCTTTAGCATAACATGATACACCTAAAGGACTATTAACATCTATAGCATTAGCCTGTGGTATCTTAAAATAACTAAATAAAGGTCTTGTGATATTATTTATTGTTATCTCCTCTTGTAATTGACTCCATTCTGGAACACTTGCTAATATAGTTCTTTTTCCTAGACTATTATCTTTTACAAGGTTACTTTTTACATATGCTATGTTCTTTATAGTGTAATTGCCTTCTTTAAAGTCATGATACTCTAATCTAGTATACTTTTTATCCCCAATAATTTTATACTCTAAAAAAACTGCTGCTGTAATTTCTCCTATAGCATTATATGAAATAGGTAAGAAGTTATCTTGGTGAATAAGATCTATCTCTATATTCTTTCCATTAAAATAGGGCTTAAATATTAATCCACCTTTAGCACATGCATATTCTGTATTAATTCTTAATACATCTATTAGCTCTTGATAGATTTCATTTAAACCCTCATTATTATTTATTTCACTTTTAAATTCTATAGTAGCCAGTCTTGCTAACTCATTAGCTATAGCTCCAGGAATACCTAATGGAACTACTTCATCATTAATCCAAGGGGGACTATTATTGTACATATTGCTCCATAAGTTAATCGCATTGGCCATATTATCATTCATTGCAATTTCTATATTTAATTCTTTAGCAATATCAATTCTATTTAACATGTTATAAACCACCCCCTTAATCACTTTTTTTAACTTTGAGAACATAAATAAATACCTCTTTTTAATTTTTATTAGTAAAATAACAAATTAAAGTTTTGCATTAAATAAATCATATTTTTATTTATTTATTTAAGTAAAATATATATTTCAATTTATTTATATTGATTTTATCTAACTTTATTTATTTAATTTTTATATTTAGATTAAAATTAATAAATTTATTTCTTTAATAAAAACACTAACAAACGTTGAAATTTAAACATTTTACTTAAATATACATTCTAACTATACCCTAAATACATATTTAGTGGATAGTTAAATTTTACCTTTGTATAAATACATCTAATAGACGTCTTATATCTCTTTCAAAACTATATTCAAAAGCATCTAGAGTATCTATATCAGATGTACCATCGTCTAGCCTTTCATTTTTAAGTTCCTTTGGATTCCATATAGCTGAACATAAAGCATCTTTAAGTGTTTCACAATCTTCAGTATACTTAAACCTACCTTGAGCTATTAACTTTGAAGTAGCATTTATCCTGTCATTAACACTAGTTTTCCATGCGTCAGCAACTCTTATATTTAATCCTTCTTTTATAGCTGAGTTTCTTAATCCTCTTATTAGTACTTGTTCTGCGCTATCACAGTAAGCAACTTCTGCAAAACCATATTTATGATTTATTTTCTTTACAAAGTTGGTAAATAGTTCGCCTAGTTTTTCAGGATCTATATCATCACCAAAATGTCGTTCACTTGCTAATGTTATTAATTCTCTATATCCAGTAGTAATACCAGTCGCTACAAATGCATGTCCTGACTTATTACCTCCAAAGTCTACAGCTATTGTAATCTTAATTAAATTGGCAATTTCTCTATTAGAGATAATATATTTCTTTGTATCATTAGCAAACTGTCTATATATAAGACCCTCTGCAATACATCTTTTTCCTAATATGTCTCTTTGATACCATATAGATGTTTTATCATACTGACTTTTAATCTCTTCTTTTCTTTCATCTGGGATATTAATATTATCATCTATAGTAAAATGTTGATAATTATATCCACCTTTTAAAGTTCCTTCTTCATACTTTTTCTTATAGTTATCTATATACTCTTTATATATAGGTGCATTTGGATTATCAGGGTTAAGGTCCCAAAATATCTTTCTTTTCTTAGCAGCTATAGTTCTGTTGAATACTTCTTTAATAGTATTATCATGATGTAAATTTATTTCAGTTGCTATCCACATTCCATAAGAGTTACCCCTTATCTTTTTATAACTATCAGCCTTTGCCCCACCAGCAAATATAACTATTCTTTGTTTATTATTTGTTGCTGGACCTTTAATATAAAGACATTCATTACCTTTAAACTTTCCCCAATGACTTTGACCTCTAAATATGTACTCTAGTCCAAATCCATTAGCATCACCTATATTTAACTTAGCATTAGCACTTGTTGAACCACTTGCTAAATGTATTCTATCCTGTGTATTCTTTAATTCATGTGCAAAGGCAAATACATTGTCTACGGTTTTACCAGCTCTTACGGCTCCTTCTGCAAAATTATATGTATTATTCGCACAAGCTCTTATATAGTCTTTATGCTTTTCTGAGAAGTTAAAATTAATAGTTTTCTTTTTCTTAATTGCCATATATTTCACTCTCTATATCGCTAGTATCTTCTATTTCTTGATTATCACCAGTAAGTTTATTAGTTTGAGCTTTTATAAGATCTAGTCTAGCTTTTTGTTCTTCTGTAATTAAATCCCAGTTGGAATTAACCATAGACTCATATTGTTTAATTAAACTCCTTAATTCTCCCATAGCTCTACTTTGAGCATTTAAGAATGTTGCTTGTCTATCCCAAGCAAATTGGAACTCATATTCTATCTTTTGGCCATATTCACTAGTTTCTTCCTTCTTAAGTTCCTTTATCATTTCTTCTTTTTTCTCAACATACATAATACGTTGAGCTCTTATTATTGCTGCATATTGAATTGTTATTTGCTCCCAAAGTATGTCTAATTGATTTTTCTCTGATATTTCTTTCATCAAATCCAGTGTTTCTTCTGGCAAGTACTTAGAGAAAAAACCAAACTTTTCAGCATTTTTATTTTCTTTCGGAGCTCCATGTCCAACTGAATTTTTATTATTAAAGGGTGCACCTCTTTTATTTTTAGGTGCACCCTTGTTTCGTTTCTCTTCTGCCCATTTATAACGTTTTATCCATGATTTTAAAGTGTTATTTTTTATATTATATTTTTCGCATATTTCTTTTTGTTTAACACCTTTCATATAATCTTTTTTAGCTAATTCCTTGATATCAACCATATCACCACCTCAAGTTTAGATACTAGATTTTAATTTACTTTTTATAAAATATTCTAAAAACAAACTCTATTTTTACATTTTCTTCAACTTTAATTTTGTAAAAATAAAGTCTATTTTATTTTTGCGTTCATATTTACTTTGTTTGTTTTGGAAATCAAAAAAAGAACTCTAAAAATAGAGTCTTAATTTTAATTAATTAAATATACACTTATAAAAGTCTAATCCTAAAGGAGTTATTACATATATATCATCCTTAAATATATTTTTACTTGCATCAATCATTCCAATCATAGCTAATCCTAAGTTAGTTAAAGCTATAGCATTAACCCCTCCAATATATTTTTTTCCTTCCTCTATACGTGTCTTAAGAAAATCTAAGTCTACACTATATATCTTATCTATAATAGAAATAAATCTGAAAAAAGTTTCTTGATCAATATCATCATTACATAATTTTTTAAATATATTTGCTAAATAAACCGACTTAGGTATCTCATCTAAACGATCGATACAAATAATAAGTCTTTCTCCAAATAATTCGTCATCTTTGCAATATTTATTTAAAAACTTTTCTCTATCTTCTGTTGTTATCCCTTGTATATTTTGTATAAATAAAGCTAATTTCTTATAAAAATAAGCATTGTTTATTGTTTTTCCTAAATTTATAGCACTTGCAAAAGATTTCAATATAGGTATTTCTTTTAAAAAATCATCATTTAAGAATTGATCTACTCCTATTTCAGAATAGTCCATTAGTAATTCTTTTGTTTCCTTTAATACCATTTTAGTTAGATTGTTTTTCCCTATCATATCAATCTCCTTTTTATTTATTCAGTTTTATAATACTAATTTTTCAGATAAAAAGTTTACTTTTATTAATTTTATTTTACTATTCCTCTTTAAAAATACTATACATATCTGCTCTATTAGGATCATTAAAGATATTATATTTGATGTATCTAAATGGTTTAATATAGTTAGTTTCTGTATATAAAATAATATTATGATTGTCAAAACTCATGTCCAGTTCTATAGATATAGAGTTGTAATCTAAGTCATAATATTGTCTATATCCTTTGTGTTTCTCATTAGGAAAATTCTCAATAAAATTAGTATTATATTTAGGTTTAAAGTAGTTTATCATAGCAGCTTCAGCTATATTTATAATCTGATTTTCTTCAAGTTTATTTTTGATAACATTCTCTATGTGACTGTGAGTTTCTTCCTCTGTACACATAAATTCTTTAGATATCCCATCAAATACCGTATTTAAGACAGGGCTCATTTCTAATAATAATATATATATTCTTTTATCTGGATATTTCGAATTACAATCAACCAATATTCGTTGTAATTTTTCATGTGATTTAAGTCTTTGAATCGCCGTTCGATCTCCATTATTCCCAAAAGCTTGCCCTATATACAACACTTCCATTCTAATACTAGATTTTTGTGAGTTATGAATATATTGTACATCTCTAGGAGAATTTAAAATATTAATTATTTCTTCTACCTGAAACTTATTTAATTCAAATTTTGGCTCAATTTTTGACTCAATTAGATTTTTCAAATAAGCTCTTGGAAATTTTATATCTAAAACACCATAAGGAAATTTCGTTTGAATTTTAGCCTTTCTATAGTCTAGTCCTGGAAATTCTGAAAAGTTTTCTATTTTAGAAATTTTTTCTTTCCCATTTTCAATTTCTATAAATTCCATACTTAAGCCATTCTCATCACAATTAATACTATCTGAATTTACTTTTACTTTTGGAACTGATAAAATACCATAAATATGATATTTCTTTCCATCCTGGACCATGTCTAAATATTCTACAGGTATAACAGTTTTATAAGAAGAATATATATTTAGTCCAAACTCCGCACTGTATTTTTTCAAGTTCAACCTCCCCAAATAATGAATTATATTTATGTGATATTGTATAATTCTACTCATTTCGATATTTTCCTTCTTTTAGCTTTAAATATTTTATATAAAATGAAGGTTTTTATATTTTTTTGTAGAACTTATTATCTGAAAGGAGGCGATTCTATGGGGAAAAATCAACATGTAACTCCACATCCTGATGGAGGGTGGCAAGTAAAAGGTGCTGGTAACGATAGAGCTACAGCTAGAACTTCAACTCAAAAAGATGCTATAAATATAGCAAGGGATATAGCAATCAATCAAAAAAGCGAAGTTGTTATACATAGGCCTAATGGACAAATTAGGGATAAGGATAGCTACGGAAATGATCCTATCCCTCCAAGAGATAAAAAATATTAATTTTCTTTAGGAACTAATATAATCTCAATACCTATAGCTGGAATAATTTCATCATTATTTATTTCAGCTATAACTTCTTTTGTATCTTCATTTTTTACAATTATTTTATCAAAACTGTCACTTATAAAACTTTTTTCTTTTCTAATTTTAATTCACCTCTTTCTTTTTTTCTTAAATTTATTAAAATTAGATTTATTACTCATTTACCTATCAATATCTTTTAACTCACTTGATAACTAATATACCATATTGATTAACTCATTGGCATCTTTTCACTTCTTCATATATTCACCCTTTTACACAAAATAAAAAAGCCAGATGAGAAAGTCCTGACTTTTTAAATGGATAAGTTGTTGTTACTAACTAATAAATGTAAGTGTTTATACTCCATACCGCTACAGAGTGCTCTTAAGAGCCGTAAAGTTATATTGGTGAGAATTAAAGGAATCGAACCTTCTATCATCTAAATTAGATATTTTGCCTTTAAACTATATCCTCACGTTGCTAGGATAATTATTATACCCTAGCAATTATATAAAAAGGGGTATTGGGGAATAAGAAATTATGTTATCTTCAATTTCCTATACTACTATATTACCACCTTTTTATTCGTAAAAAATCTTCACTTTGTAGTTAAAATGTAGTCAAAGTGTTGGGTTTCATATCATATTCATTGAATAATGGTAATTCTTCATAATTCGGATATAACATCCCCATAACTTTATAAACTAATCTTTCTCTAATCTTATAGCAATGACTGCGATCCATATGTAATTTTATACTTATATACTTCATGTTATTTTTGCTTTTACTGTTATAGAATAATTTAAAGAAATTAGTTTCATTGTGGTCTAAGCAGCTTAATGAGTTTTCTATCTTCTCTTTCTCTATTTCTTTTTCTAGCTTACTTTGCATCAACTTAGCTATTTTCTTTTCTTTAGCTATAACCTCTTTTTCAACACTCCTAGAAATATTATAGGTTACACCTGTTCTTTCATCATAACTTATGGCTCCACAACCTCTATATTCCAGTTTTTCTTTCTTTATATCTAATTCTATATTACTTATTTGAGCTTCCAAAAACTTATAATTATGTAATCTTCCTTCTACCTTTTTAAATAGTTCTTTTTTTTCCATAAGCAGTCACTTCCTATTTCCTTTTAACTTATAATAGCTTTCATTTCCTCTAGACATTTTTCACATATTAAAATATTTTTTACATTTTTTAAATCTTCTTTTGATCCACATAAAATACATGAATCATTATGCTTTTTTACTGTAATAGCTCCATTTTCACATACTATTTCAACAGGCTCATTTTCCTTTATATTTAACATTTTTCTAAATTCTTTTGGTATTACAACTCTTCCTAATGAGTCTATATTTCTTATAATTCCTTTATTTGTTTTGCCATTCATACTATCACCCTCCACATATTTCTAATGCTTAAAATTGTACAAGTAATCATTATACATACATTTCCTTAAATTTTGCTTAAGTTTAAGTAAGCTTTAAATTTTTTGTATTGTAACCTCTACCCTAGGCTTATCTGAAAAATACTTAGATGCTATTAATTCAACTATTTGAGTATCATCTTTATAAGCAACTTCATTTAAAGCATCACATATTACCTTTATAACATTGTCTGCATCAGGCTTTATATTGTGGGGTCTAATTTCTCCATTTAACTTAGCCTGTTTTTTCTTTTTGCTATCACTTTTAGCTATTGGATAAAAGCAATTTATAGCTATCTTTATAGGACCTTCAAAATATGTTTTTACCTGTGCTCTATACAATAACTTAATATAATTTTCATACATAACAGTTTGCTCTGGTGTTTTTACCCTTCCATAACTTAATCTTGGTCTTCCTTTGCCCTGTGGTTTCCCATCTATTGTAAAATTAACTTCCATATCAACCTCCTAAATCTTTTATATTTTTTTGAATAACTGATTTATAACTTCATATAATAGAATTATCTTCTGTGTATGATCATCGTGTACAAACGCATTTATCATTAAAGGCTAGATTAATTTCTAGTCTTTTTTCTATATAAAATGTAAAATTTATCTTTTCATTCAGTCAATTATTTCTCTTTAGGTTAACGAATATTTATTTTTTTAAGAGTCAAACTATTCTAGAAAGGTGGTTTTAATGTGAAAAAGAAAATAATTGTACTGTTATTATCTTCATGCTTTTTATTAAGCCTATCTAGTAGTGTTTATGCAGTTAACCTATTTAAAGAAGGTGTCTATAAGGTTGCTGATTTAAACTTTTCTGAGGATAACAAATATATAGTTCAAAATGTTTCAAAAACTGAAGGAGCTTATCTTCAAGTATTTGACGAGAATCAAGTTTTAGTTCAGTCTATTAGATTTTCTCCTGATTCTGAAAAGTTTAATTTAGTTAAAATTAGTCCTGAGTATAGAATAGTAATACTTGGTGGTGGAAATATTTACATCTATCCATCTTAATAGTTTTATTTATTGAAACTACCTAATTAAATAATCTACTAAATTAAAGGTGCTCCAATTGGGCATCTTTTCTCTTACTTTAATATCTCCACCTCATAAACTTTAGATTTTATTTTCCTTCTTTAACTGAATTAGATTTAATCCTATTAAAATTTATAACTATTCCTCCTTATTACCACCTTTAATCCCCCAAGCACTCATTATTTTATCTGCACTTTCTGGAAACTTTACTTTTCCATTGATTTCTAATCCACATATGCACTGTGCCAATGCCATATAATTTGGATATGTTTTATAGTCACTTGGTTTAAAGAATGTTTCTTTTACACTTGGTATACTAGCTTCTTTCTTCATAGTATCAACTCTCCATAAATTTAGGATTTAGATAATTCTCTTTCATCTTATTAAAATAAGCTTCTCTTATTTCTTCCATATCAAATCCTAATGAATATACAAGCTCTACATACTTAACTATTAAAGTGTCTAGCTTATGCTTACCAAACATCTTTCTCCATGGTAATGTAGTTATTTTATAAGCTATATAAATAAACTGGTTCTCTAAACTTGTTGTTTGTGTTTCTTCAACTGAAGCAATTAAATCTATATCTAATTCATTTGCTAAATTACCTAAATGACTTAACAAATCTGCTAATTCTTCTTTTATTCTATATGGATTTGCAGGTGACCTATCCCACCACTTATGTATCTTAGTTTCATTTAATACTTCTACTAGCTCACTTAATAAAGCTAATGTAAGCCACATAGGAACTTCAAATTTGCTTTCTTGATACTTTATTCCTTCAACATTTTTCAAGTAGTCTAAAAACTTTTCTTGCTCTTTTTTCACATAGTTTAAATTTATAATTTTAGTCATTTCTATTTCCCCTTAAATTTAAAATATTTGTTTCGTGTAAAAATATATCTATGTTTATATTTATATTTATGTTGTATATAAAATCCAACTCCAGCAGGATTAAGTCCAAAGTTTTGTGCTGCTTCTTTCCCACTTTGAAACTTATGTAGTTCACCTGTTTCTATATCAAATACATAAGTTTCTTTACATCCATTTTTATTTCCAACTCTTTTTTTATTAGATTTTTTCTTTTTATCTCTTCTATTTTGCAATGCAATCTTTCTAACACACTCATCTACTGATAATCCTGTTACTATACAAGCTAGTAGTGCCATATAATTATCAGTAAAATCAAAATCACACATATTTGAGTATTTCACTCTACTCACCTCTATTTAAATTTTCCTATTTGACTTTCTATAAGCATTTGTTCTAATTCATCTGATCCATATTTATCAAAGTGTTGATTTATATTATGAAATCGAGTTTTTACACCAGGTATAGAATTCTTATTTTTGTCAATAATAGTTTTGTAATCCTCTTGGATAGCTTTTAGTAAATAACCTACAATGTTTTTAACGTTTGGGGTATTGTTTACTAAATCAAGCTTTTCAATTAAATACTCAATATCTCTCCCAGTAGCTAAGTAAACATTAGCTACTTTTTTTATATCTTCATCTTCTAAAATAAATCTTTTATTAATTTCTTCAACAACATTAACCAAACTTACTTTTTTATTATTGTGTTTGTTATTATTATTGTGTTTGTTATTATTATTGTTATTGTTATTATGTTTGTTATTGTTATTCCCCTCGTCACGTTCTCCGTCACGTAACTCGTCACGTACATCCTCTAGAAAACTTATAAATATCTCCTTAATTTTCTTATTTTCAATTCTCTCACCAACTATTTTTATAAGAGACTTATCTTTAACTGATGCAAGTTCTTTCTTTACACAATTTTCAATCGGAGTTCCTGCTCTTGGGAAGTTATATCTACCCCAGTTTATAATTGCAAGCTCTCTAGTTTCTTTATTATATATAATAGTTTTATGATGATTTTCAAATCTATCCATAAGTGCATTTATACTTTCTATTGAATATCCAAGTTCAAATGCCATTTGTTTTTTAGTTATCTGATATATACCTATTTGCGTTGTTTTTGGATTGGTTATTAAATATAAAAAAAATAATTTATCTTCTGGAGTCATTTCTTCTATAACTTTTGGATCTTGCCAAAACGTAACATGTACAGGTCTGTATATCGCCATCCATATCACCCACTTTGCTATCATTTTAATGTTAGAAGTAAGAGTTTATAATAATTCTCTTACTCCTTTTTATTATTAGTTTGTTTCTATAGATGTTTGTCCATCTTCATCTTCCTTTATCTCAAAGTTAGCTTCTATAGACTCCGTTTCATCAAATACTAAACTCATATCTTCATCTATTTTTGTCTTAACTGTTTCATCTGAACTGACTGCTCTTTGCATTTCTATGCTTAATGGAGCATATTTTAAAAGTTGTTTTATAACTGTTTTCTTTGCCATTGCATCAAAATCAGTTTGCCAAGGTCCGTTATTGAAAGTTTTGCTCTTGTTCTTAGCATGAGTTAATATTTCATCCTTTGTCATAAATATAAAGCTATGTCCTCCAGTGTCTAAATGGTAAACTGCATAGTATCCTATGACTTCGCCCCTATCACCTTTTAGTACTGGTTCATGTATTAAATCTTGATGTAAACCATACTTAACCTCAAACTTGTCATTTTCTCTTACTTCATGTGCATATAAAGTTTTTATCTTCCCACTTCTTAATGCTAATTCTAGTAATCCTTTATATCCAACTTGAAATTGAACCTTATTTCCATATGGTATCAAGTAAGCTTGTCCTAAGGGTGTATTTGGCTCTAGTCCTAATTGTGCTGAATCCATCATTGCAGCTAAGAAACTCATAGGCTCACAATTTAAGAATTTAGGATTACTCCCAAAAGCAGTTAATGCTACTCTTTGGAATCTCTCACTTGACATATGCTCTGGTAAAGCTTTCTTTATTTGGCCTGCCATTTGTGTCATTAATTGTTCCATTGCTTTATTTGGACTAACCTTCTTCGCTACTGTAGATCCTGTTGCTTTATTTGCTAATTTATTTTTTAAATCACTCATTTCATCTACCATCCTTTTCTAATTTATTTTCCTATTCTAAAAGTTCTTGAAGTACTTGTTTTTGTATATTGTGCTGCTATATCTGGCATTTCAGATTTAAGCTTTTTACTATCTATTGAATTTCTACTTGAAGTTTTCCAAGTTATTTTTCTATCACCTATTTTTGCAACTTCAAACTCCTCCATATGAAGTTGTATTTCCTGTTCTATCAGTTTCTTTTCAGTTTCTAAGGCTTTTATATCTGTGACTATCTCGTCATATCTTAAAAGCTTCTGAGGACCATCTTTTAATAAATGAAGTTCTATTTCTTGCCCATTTGATTTTTTATACTTTTCTTTTAAATATTCTGAATAAGCATCTGATCCATCTGGTAAAGGAACTATATCTTTTAATATGTTCTCTTCCCAAAACTCTTTTTCTATTTGCATAAGATAATCTATCGTTTCCTGATCTCTTTCTATCTTGTGCCATATAAAATCACTATTGCCTATTAAAGCTGCTATATAGCAATGTGTTGCTCCTGTTATGGCCATATAGTGTAGGCATTGTATTTCATAATGTGGTGGTACTCCATCTTGCCATTCTTTAAGTGCAAATGAATTAGTTGTCTTACATTCCAAGAATGCTTTTTCTCCTACTATAGCTCTATCTATGTTAGCTAGTGCAAATGGATATTTTTCATTTTTAAGTATTCCGTTTACGTTCCTTACTTTTAGTCCAGCTTCTTCTGTAAATAACTCAGCAACTAATCCTTCTAACCTGTTACCTAACTCCATTCGTAATGATTTAATCTCTTGTGGATTTTCTTCTTTCTTATCCATATAAAGTTGGATTGAACTTTTCCAAGGATTTAATCCTGCTATTGCAGATGCATCACTTCCACCAATTCCACCTTGTCTATTTTTTAGCCATTCCTCTTTTGTCATAGTCTTTGTATCAGCTATTACCTTTGCATCTAGGTATTTTCTAAACTTTTCATTTTGAGATAGTATTGCAACTTCGCTCATAATATGTTATCCTCCTATTAGTTTTTAGTGATTTGTAAGAACTCATTTTAAGTTTGGCCACTTATGAGTTCTTACTTTTTTTATACAATTTGTTTATTCTCCATATCTCTTTTTTCAAGCATTTCACTTGACCATGTAACTTTTCTTTTAAGTATCTCTATCTCTGCATCTTTATAATTTAATAAATCATCTAATGCCCTAATTACACTATTATTTTCTTTAATTGTATTTTCTAATTTAAATTTTTTATCTTCTAGCCTCTTTATATCAATTAAAAGACCCTCTTTATATCTGTTATATCTCTTTCTTGATACCGGTATTAAGTTATTTAAAAATTTAAACATGCTCATTTCCTCCTATGCTTGTCCTAATTTATTTAAACTCAAGAGCTTGAGCCCTTTGAGCATAATATTATTTCTTAATCTCTAGCTTGCCTTCTTTGTATAATCTTTTAGCTATTTTGTAGTTAACTCTTGCAATTCTATCAAGTATATATTGAATTTCTTCTTCTGTTTGTTTTCTCCCAAGCCTTACTTCCGGAGAGATCATTTCAATAGTTCCATGCTCTGTTTCTGCAATAGTTCCATATTCTGTTTCTCTTCTTTTAGTAGCCATAATTTCAACCTCCCTATATATAAATCATATGAATTTCTAAAATTGTCCTATTCTAGAATTATGCTTTTAACATCTACCCCTAAAGCCTTGGCTATCTTGCCTGCTGTAGATGGTCTTACTGCTATTTCATTATTCAATACTTTTGATATTGTTTGTCTTGCTAATCCTGTTATTTCTGCTATTTCATTAATTGAATATCCACTTCTGACTACTTCTAGTTTTAATGATTTTAAATCTAATTTAACTTTCATAGTTCCTCCTTGGTTCGATATCATATATTTATGTTTTGTAATTCTATTGTTATTTTCATACCATTAATTCCTATACCTCGGCTTTTTAATTGATCTTGTTTTTAGTATTTTGCAAAAATTCTAACTTTTTCTATTTTTTTCAACATATTTTTGTTATAATTTAATTAGGTTAACACCTAAACAAATCGAAAGGTTGTGGATTTATGAGTCATTCTACTTCAAATGTATTTAATACTTCGAATACAAAAGCAATACTATATCTTCACTCTGATAAATCTATAGAAATTTCTGGTTTAAAAAGTATAAGTTATACTACAAAAGATACACCTATGAATGAACCTATTTTTTATCCTATAGAAAATCTAGATACTTTCTCTTTAAATAATAAAGTTTACATTAATTTTTCAGGCACAAATAAATCTATATCAATTAATGCTTCTGAAATAAAATACATTGAATTTTGCAAAACATTTTGATTTTATTATTAATCTAACTATTACCTGCTCTTTAATTTACTATTTCAGAGCAGTTTTCTATTTAAATTCTATTGTTATTTTCATACTATTAACTCCTAAGTCCACTGGCTCTTTAATTTATTTATAAAATATACTTGCCCTTTTCCAGTAACCTTTGGTGTCTTACTTATACTTATATGTCCATCTGAGTGATTTATTGTAGTTTCTTTTATCTCAAATAATCCTTGTTCCATTGATTTTTGAGTTGGCATATTATAATCTGCACCCTTTCTCTTTATTAAATATCCATTATTTCTTAACCACTCAAAAAATCTCTTTTGACCTGTATCTATTCCATTTTGCTTTAATATCTTTGCTAGTTCTCCTACTAATATAGATGTATGACTAGCACTTACAGCATCTGCAAATATTGCTTTTGGCTTTAGTTCTTCATTCTCTATTTGCAATTTATCTATTTTTTTATTTGCTAGTATCAAAGCTCTTGCCATTACCTTTTCTGGACTATTCCAGTCTTTCTCTACTTGTAAAAAATATCGTCTTGCTTGCTTTCCTTTGTCACTTCTTTGTATCATTGCTATTTCTTTTGCCATATCAATTGTCAGTTCGTAGTCTTGTAATTCTTGTTTTGCTAGGGTGTTAAAAACTTTACGCCCTCTATAGTCTTGATTTTCTTCAAATCCATATTGTAATTGCCTATTAAACCAATTATTAAATCTTTCTGAAACTTCTAAAAAACTATGTAACCCTCTAGCGCTTAAAATTGGTTCTTGATTTTCATTAATTTCAATTCTTATTGGTATTACATTCTTATTCATTTTTTGTTCTAAATTTTTCATTATTTCACCCTCTCCATTTTCTTGCATAGTATGCAAGTTTTAATTTAAAAAAATATCTATTTTTTCTTCGTCTGTAAAGTTTAATATTTTTGATATTTTTTTTATTTCATCAATATAAAACCTATTCTTACCATTTATTTTATTATTAAATGTTGTTACACTCATTCCAATCATAGAGGAAAATTCATCATATGTTATATTATTTTCTCTAAGCTTGCCTTTAACTTTATCTAGCTTCATATCTTCACCTCCTTTTCTTGCATCACATGCAAGTTATACTTTAATAATAATCTCATTTGTATTCACTGTCAATACTTTTATGCAAGTTTTTTTTATTTTTGATTAATTTTTCTTGCATCCTATTAAAGTTTACTATAATATATAATTAAAATTACTATTTTAAGGAGTTGTTGAAATGACTGATTTCAATACAGATGTAGGTCTCAAAATCTTTAATGCTAGAAAAAATTTAAAAATGTCTAGAGCTGATTTAGGAAAAAAAGTAAACTTGCACGAAAGTACTATAAAGAGATATGAGGATGGACATATAAAAAGTTTGGATATTGAAAAACTGAAAGAGTTCGCAAATGCTTTAGATATATCACCAGTATATTTAATGGGTTGGGAAGATGTTAATAATAAAAATGTACATATAAAAAATAAAGATACTATATCTATTAAAGAACGCAAATTACTAAATAGTTTTAATAATCTTAATGAAACTGGAAAAGATGAAGCAATTAAAAGAGTTTCTGAATTAACTCTTATTCCATCTTACATAAAAGAACAACCAGCCTCTGACATAAAAACAATCGCTGCTCACAATGACCATTTAACTGAGCATGGTGAAATGGATAAAATTATGCAAGACATAGAAGATATGGATAATTGGTAAAAGCTAGGTGAGTTATGTGAATATATATGAGGAATTACAACAAGAGGCATATGAGAATAATATAATTTTAAAAGAGGTTGCTCTTAAATCTAATTCTGATGGTTTATATTATGATGGGAAAATTGCTATTAATAAAAATAGATTAAATTCAAATAAAGAAAAAGCTTGTGTACTAGCTGAGGAACTAGCTCATCATTATACAAGCTATGGAAATATATTAGATTTAGATGATATATCAAATTGTAAACAGGAATATAAAGCTAGATTAGTTTCTTATGACAAATTAATTGGATTGAATGGTCTTATTGATGCATGGAAAAACCGTTGTAGATCTAAAGAAGAAATAGCTGAGTTTTTAGATGTTACTATTCCTTTTTTAGATGAAGCTCTTGAGTGCTATAAAAATAAATATGGTGTATCAGTTAAAATTGATAATTATACGATTTATTTTATTCCTAGCTTTATCATAAGTGAGTTCATAGATATATTTTAATTTTTTAAAATAAGCCGAATAAATTATTCGGCTTATTTTTTTATTTAAGTTTCAAATTTACACTAATCTATTTTAATATCATAAGATTGAAGTTCTTCATAATTTTCATTTATTACTACTAATTTTCCTTCTAAATTTTTTAATTCATCTAATTTTTTAATATTCATAAATTGAATTATACCATTAGCTGTTTTACCTGGCATTATATCTAAACTAAACATAGCATCTTCCATAGTTCCATTAATAGATGTATCTCTAGTTTGTACAATTATTTTCTTATCAGATTTATTTTCTATTTTAACTACATATCCTGCTCCAAATGTATCTGCCTTTTTTTCAGTTACTACAGCTTTTATAAGGCTATCATCTACTAATACTATATCTTCTTTTTTTTCATCAGATTTAGTTATATTTGAGTCTTGTTCCTTAGACTGCTCTGTAGGAGTAGCTTTACCTGAATCAACTTTTTTACTTTCTTGCGAAGAACATGCAACTAACGACATAGATGCTACTCCGACTAATATTAAATTTAAGATTTTTTTATTTATTTTCATTTGACGTCTCCTTTTTAATACATTTTCATTTATATTATAACAAATTTATTTGTCATAATTTGTAAAAACTTGCCATTTAAGTTTTTTATTATTTAATATATATTACCTAGTAAAATTTAATAATGTAAGAACATATTTTCGATTCAGTATTGTAAGTAATTACCATATATTTTAATATAGTATTATATTTACTTAGTTAAAGGCGGCGATAAAATATGAAAACTTGTATTTACTTAAGAAAGTCACGTTCAGATGAAGAAGCTGAAAAACAAGGCGAATTTGAAACATTAAGTAGACATAGATCTACTCTATTAAAAGTAGCAAAAGAACAAAATTTAAATATAGTAGAAATAAAAGAAGAACTAGTATCTGGTGAAAGCATTGCTTATAGACCTAAAATGTTAGAACTTTTAGATGAAGTGAAAAATGGTTTCTATGATTCTGTATTAGTTATGGATATAGATAGACTTGGTAGAGGTAATATGCAAGACCAAGGCCTTATACTTGAAACTTTTAAAAAGTCAAATACTAAAATTATAACACCTAGAAAAACATATGATTTAAATAATGAGTGGGATGAAGAATACTCTGAATTTGAAGCATTTATAGCCCGTAAAGAACTTAAGCTTATAACTAGACGTATGCAAAGAGGTAGAGTTAAAAGTGTTGAAGAAGGCAAATTTATAGCTAGCAAGCCCCCTTATGGATATAAATTTGTATTTGATGAGTCTGGAAATAAATCTATGGTTATAGATGAGGATAAAGCAGATGTTGTTAGAATGATATTTGATTTGTATGTTAATAAACATTATGGTGGTGTTAAAATAGCAACTCATTTAAACTCATTAGGTCTAAAAACTACTACAGGCAGAACTTGGTATGATAAAGGTGTTAGAGATATATTAAAAAATAAAACTTATGCAGGCTATGTTGTATGGAATAAAGTTGAAAGAGGAAAAAATAGCTCTAAAACTAGACCTATAGATGAGCGTATTGAAGCCAAAGGAGTTCACGAACCTATAATAGATGAATCTATATTTTTAGAAGCTCAAAGTTTATTTAAATCAAATTTCATACCTTCTACTAAACAGAATTCAACTATAACCAATCCTCTAGCTGGTTTAGTAGTTTGCTCTGAATGTGGGCATAAAATGATAGCTCAGCAATCGACTTATAAAAATAAAGAAATAGTTAAATTTGTTAAGTGCTTAAACTGTGGTAAAAATAGAGGTATCAGACTTGATATTTTAGAAAAAGATATAATTAATGAGCTTGCAGACTGGGTGGATGCTTATAATCTTTCAATTAAAGATTTAGATTCTAATGAGACCAAAAATCCAAATTTAGAATCTTACTACTCTATTATAAAATCACTGGAATCTGAATATCAAACCTTAATGAAACAAAAGGAAAATTTACATAACCTATTAGAGCAAGGAATTTATGATGTAGATACATATTTAGATAGATCTAAGATTCTAACAGATAAAATTGATTTAAATAGATCTAATTTATCTCAGGCTAAAAAAGATTTAGAAAATGAAAAAGAATCAGTGTTCTCTATAGCAGATATAATACCTCAAATCAAAAAAGTATTAGAGTTATATTATCAAAGCAATGACATGCAAGAAAGAAATGAGTTACTAAAAGAAGTTATTGATTACATAGACTACAGTAGAGAGCCTAAAAAAAGAACTTCAAGGTTTAATATCAAAATCTATCCAAGGTTAATAAAAAATAAATAA